TGATACCAGTGATAATGTCTTCTCGGCGTATCCAGGTGTGCGTACTAAAGGTTCTAAAAACAAAGTTGGTCTTACTGAAGCGTTCGAAGATCGTAACGCCAAAGGCTATGCGTGGAACAATCTTATGTTACAGAAGTGGGCTGACCACGAAGGCAAAGAACATCGAGTCTTAGAAGACTATCAACGCAATCGTCAACTGATTGATTTGTCAGCACAACCAGATGACATTAAGAAGATCATAGCAGAGACAATTACCACTGCTATAGGAGCAAACAAGAATATCAGCCAAGTTGGTATTCGATTGATTAAGTTCTGCAACCTTTATGATCTTAAAAAGATTGCTGATCAGGCTCAAAGCTATGCTGAGCCACTGAATGCAAGATATATTATGGCTGAAACAAATATTGGAGAAACCATATGACAGACTTACACGCAAAACCAATTATTAAAGACAAATTCTGGATCGTCGAAAAGGATGGTGAGAAGTTCGCTACTCTAAGAAAGAATGAAGACAATCGATTTGTATTGAGCAATGAAACAGGCGTTAAGATTTATGAAACTAAAAAGAGTCTAACTGATCAGTTTGGTAAAGATTTCTTCATTGCTAAAATTGTTAAAGAATCTACCAATGCCGAACCAAATGAAGTACACGGATATCCATCCAGTACTGCTCCAAAAAATTCTATGTTCGACATTAAAAGAAAATTACCACTGTTCACTAAGAGTGACGACTCGAAGAGTTTGTATTGTGCCGGTTACTATGTAATCAAGTTTGACAAAGGTTGGGTTAAATCATTCTGTCCTAAGATGATAACACTACAACGTTATCCATACAAAGGTCCATTTAAGACTGAGTTAGAAATGAAAACGGTGTTATCTAATGTCTCAAAATAATATTCCAACAAATCTGCCAAGTGTTGAAAAACTCATACAGCGAGTAATCGCTGCTGAAAAGAGCCAACAAAAGGATATTCGCATTTCTATTGAAGAAGCTAGAATGCTAACTGCTGAATTAGCCATATTAACTGCCAAACTAGGCAAAACAGTTAGCGATATACATCAATTACTAGCAGAAATCAAAGAATCAACCACTCAAATCGATGTAAAGTTCGATGGAGGCGGCTTCGGTCCTGGATAAATATATACGTGGTTAATTAGGACACGTATATTATGAGTAGACCAAAACCCAAAATACTGTTAGAGTATGCTAACAAAGAAACTTTCAAGATTGAACAGATTCTTGACAGCGAAGCTATCTGGGCAGTATTTTACAAGGATCAACCTTTTAATTTAAAGAGCGGTAGCCTAGTGGCTAGTTATCCAGGACCTAAATATAAGAAAGTTTCTTTTAGTAATCCCGGACACGCTTACAACTTGGCGAAGAAATTAAATAGGTTATTTAAGACAACCGATTTTGCTGTTTATAAACTCACGCAAGGTGAGAAGGTAGAATAACAATGGACCAAAAGGATGCCTATACAAAGGTGTTCTTACAGGCAGCAAACATCGAAGCTGATGAAGACACCATCAAGAAATATCGAGCAGTATGGTGGTGGAACATTAGAAACAAGGAACAAGGCGGATTAAGATTGACTGATCACGCATTGGAATTCTTAGAAAAGTATGCTAAAATAAAAACATATAAAGTAGACTTCCCTAAGGACTTTTCAGTGACCCCACAGATTTTAGTATGGCTCGATAATTTTATCGATTCCCCATTTCATATAACAAAAAAATCTATTACAGTTATGAAAGAAAAAGCAGCATTTGAACTTTACCTGTTTTCCGGAGATATCCGTAAGATGGGGTATAACAAAGCCTTGGCAAAAAAACTTAGCCAAGAATCCGCATCCTAATCCCCCAACCCTATAAATATCACACTATGTTTGATCTCAATCCTATTGACGTTTTAAAGAAAAGAAAACTGGGTTTTCTGCCAGTTCATTTCGCTAAAATTAAAATCAGCGATTCTGAGTTGTTTGAAGGAGTCGTAGAAGATTGGATACAGAATAAGCTCAAGGGCAGATACTGCATCGCGAGATATCCTACTATCGATCAAACTGGATCTTTAAAATCAGTCACATTTGCAGCATTTGAAGATGAAAAAGAACTAACATACTTTATGTTAGCCTGTCCACATTTAAGGAGAAACTAAATGACAGAAGAAAATAAAGTCGAAGCCCCAGAACAAGAAGCACCTGCGGCAGAAGCACAACAACCAGCACCTGATCTGAACATCAGTGATTTGGCTGCACTAAGAAGCATCATTGATGTGGCTAGTACAAGAGGAGCGTTCAAAGCAAACGAATTAGAAGCAGTTGGTAAGACATTCAACAAACTAAATGCTTTCTTAGAAGCGGTTGCTAAAAAGGAGGCATAAATGCGTAGCCTTAAACATATAGGTAAAATTAAAAATACTGGAGTTAAGGTTCTAGTAGTGTTTAGAACTTTGCCAGGTGAAGCAAATACGGCGTTAGTGTTGCCTACCTCAACATTGCCAGATGCTTACCACGATGCAATTATGCAGTTAGTGGAAACTGATCAAGCTCAAGATGCATTTGAGTTTGGAGAAATTATGCACATTCGTCCGTTCCCAGACGGGCGTCCTATGCTACGTGCAATGCAGGCTGATAATCGTTTGCAGAAAGTAGCAACAGACACTGTGATTATGACTCCATCACCTAATACAGAAATTCAGCTAGATCAATTGAATGTTTTGATCGCTGAACAAAAGAACTGTGCTATCGATGATCTGTGCAACTTCGTATCGGGCGGCTCGTCAACCAGTGTTCCTGCACAACAGGCACCAACGGTTGCTGAAACAAAGACCGAAGAAGCTCCGGCAAGAGCACAAGCACCACAAGACGGGGTGTTATCTGATTTAGACATTGCAAAATCTTATCGTAGCCAAGCGGACGCTATGTATAAAGAAGCTGCAAGATTGCGTAAACAAGCAGACGAATTAGATCCACCAAAGAAAAAATCCGCAAAGGTAGCAGAGTCAGCAAGTGCCTAATCCGTTATTTAGGCCACCTCGACACCTAGTCAAAGAGTGGCCAGAAGTTTTCGAAGACCTGTATATGAATACAATGCCAGTAGCTTATCTGGAGCAAGTTCATATAGAGTTTGTTGATGGGCGAGTTTGGCAAATAGATGTCAAGGAACAGCTTAGAGATGCTGACCCTGACTCTATTGCTGATCGTTTATTAGAAACGATGCAGGAATATAAAGAAGATATTAAGAAAATGGATTTTAAAGTAGATATTGAAAAGTTGAAAAAGGATATCGCCGATTCGACTAAGACAATACTCTAGTGTTACCGTAGTGGATTACTTTGTAATCTTTGTTGTTTAGATCAAACATTCTCCAAGGGTCAATTACGATTGACCCTTTTTCTATTGTACAATATAATCCTTGAAGTTCTTCAAAGCCTCTGTACTCATAGGTGACTTTCTTGTTATGTGCCAGTAAGACAACTCCGTAGACTCCTCCCATATCATCGCCTGTTAACGGATCAATGTAAATCGGAGGGTAACCTAGTTCTGTGCAATAGTGTCCGACTAGCAAACTATAACTTCCGTCACAGTATTCTACATCTGGTTTATAAGCCTTACCGTGAATAAAGATACTCATCTTATTTTCTTTGGCGTGTTTAACTAATTCTTTGGCAAGATTTTTTGCCTGCACTTCACGAGCATTCATAATAGCATCGAATAGATCATAACCTAGATCAAGATTATCTGCCATATAACGTAATGCAATATTATCACGAGGATGGCAAGCACCGCCGTCTCCCATACCTGCCTTCATATACTGAGGTCCCATAATACGCATTGTTGATTTTGCCAATGCGTCTGTTACTACGTCAACATTTATATTACCTTGTTTGATAGCAACATCTTGTATCATATTAACAAGACCAATCTTTGCGCTGATAAATGTATTATAAAAAACTTTAATACATTCACATTCGTCCCAAGTACCAATAACATATCTAGGATCGTTTTCCATAACGGTTTTATAAAAGTCTACTAACTGTTTTGCATCGCCTGTTTCGGTTCCGTCTTCGGTTCCGATCATTACCATTTCAGGATTGACCATATCCCAAGCCACCGATCCCATAGCGATGAGATAAGGATTGTAAATGAATCTAGTATTGGTAACATACTGTACAAATTCACGTCTTACAGTTCCAGGTAACACTGTAGAGATAAGAACCAATAGCTGACCCTTATTCATATGCTTGTTGGCTTCTTCGAGGCATTGTTTTACTATGTCATATGAAAAGTCTTTTGGTGTCAAGTGAGCAGTTGGTGTGCGCCCATCATAGGCAGGATCGTGCGGTGTTGGCACTGCGATAAAAACAATTTCTCTATCTTGTACCGCTTCTTTAATTGTTTTTTTAATTGCTATTAGCATTGTTGGATCGACTGTACGAACATCGTATCCCGTCACATTGTGACCTTTGTTTGCTATTGCTTCAGCGCAGGGAAACCCTAATTTACCTAGACCAATAAAACCAATCTTCATATAACCTCTTTGAAAAATAAACTGACCAGATATTTATATCAATAAATATGGTATGTTTAAAATAGTCGAAGAATTTGAAAATAAGATCGCAGATTTTTTTGGTGCCCCTTATGCGGTATCTACTGATTGTTGCACACACGCAATAGAGCTTTGCCTAAGACATCAAAAAGTTGTTGCAGCCACCTGTCCAAGTAACACCTATATATCAATTCCATTTACACTAGAAAAATTAAATATCAAATGGAAGTTCGAAGACCGCCTTTGGAAAGATTATTATTGCCTAGGGAATACTAATGTAATCGATGCTGCGGTGTTTTGGCAACGCAATGGTTACATACCTGGGACTCTGATGTGCCTAAGTTTTCAATTTAAAAAACATCTAAATCTAGGTCGCGGCGGGGCAATACTAACTGATGACGTAAAGATCTATAATGCTTTGAAAAAAATGGTCTACGATGGCAGAGAACGAAATACACCGTGGGCTGAACAAAATATAGACACTGTTGGGTACCATTATTATATGACTCCAGAGACTGCTCAACTAGGATTAGAAAAATTTGAAGAAGCTGCAAGGACTATTCCTAGAACTTGGGAATACAAAGACTACCCGCACTTACCAGATATGGCTGTATTCAAATGAAAATCTTATGTGTGGGAGATAGCTGGACCAAGGGTTGGGATATCGATCCTGCAGTTACCTGGCCGTATGTGCTAGGACGATTATTAAATGCTGAAGTAATAGTCGGTGCCAATCCAGGATCAGACAACGAAACCATTGTTAAAACTGCCCAACGATTAGTTAAGAAATATAAACCAAATCTATGTATTATAGGATGGAGCGGTGTTACAAGATACTTTGAATCTAAGTTATTTAGATCTACGCAGTTTTCTCTAAGTTACGTCGACCCCGAACTTTCTAAAAAACGAGATGAATGGTTTGAAAATACTTCGTTAAACGATTTACTAGATAATTGGGAATATCAAATTTCTCGAGTGTTAGGAATGGGCGTTCCTGTAATGATGTTCAGTGTATTTGGAGATGTACCTGCACGTAACCATTCAGAGTTTCTTGATAAATCTTTTTTAGAATATCTAGCAAATCTGCAAGGGGTAGATTTTAAATATAAAATTCCGATTTTTGAATTTGGATTTTTACACGAAGATAATATCACCACTGAAAATTTTGCCAAGAAATATCTAGGTGATAAATGGCAATATGCCTGTGTTGAACGAGAAGAACTCAGAGACACAAAATATTTTCTCAATTGCGGACATCCTAACGAAGATGGACACACTGCTTGGGCCAAGCACTTAAAAGAAATTATATGTCAACAATAAACGAATGGGGCACACTGAAAAAGATCGTAGTAGGCGTTGCCGACTATGCACAGATCCCTACGTTAGATAAGAGTCTTAGAACAGTAAATTATGCTGATGTCGGGGACGAATCTACAATTAAATCAGGACCCTATCCTCAGCAAGTCATTGACGAAGCCAACGAAGACCTAGAAACATTTGCAGATTTTTTAACAAAATGTTCAGTAGACGTTGTTAGGCCACAAAGAAATACTGTAAATTATTATAACTATTGTCCTAGAGATACTGTGCTAACCTACGGACGAGAATCTATTGTTGCTCCAATGAGCTTACAATCTAGAAACAAAGAATATCTAGCGTATGCAGAACATTTAAAATATATTGTAGAAATTCCAAATTATCAAGGTGATGATGTTTATAACGAACTCTGTGTAGGCAATCCTGATATCCTAGCATTGAATGAAACATATCCTAAGTTTGATGCTGCGAATGTTATCAAGGCCAACAACCATCTTCTATACCTTGTGTCAAACAGCGGCAACAAAGCCGGAGCAGATTATTTGAATAACATAGTTAAAGCAAAAGTACATACATTGGAAAATGTCTATAGCTATATGCACATCGACAGCACTGTTGCATTTTTACGAGAAGGCCTAATGTTATTAAATCCTAGTAGGATAAAAAGCATTGACCAACTACCAGAGTACTTCCGTAACTGGGATGTCATCTGGGCTCCTGAGCCTGTAGATATCGGACACTACCCAGGATACTGCCACGCATCAACTTGGATTAATGTAAACTTATTAAGTGTATCGCCAACTTTAGTTGTGTTAGAAGAACATCAACATAATCTTAGAAAGCTATTACAAGAAAAAGGAATAGAGTGTGCAATGCTACCAATGCGTCATAGCCGAACGCTCGGCGGATGCTTTCATTGTGTTACTTTGGATCTAGAAAGAAATGTGGACTAAAGGACATATACTCACGCAGTGGGACGATTCATTTAAGTCTTTCAACTATATAAGACAACCGCTTACTCACGAAGAAGAAACAGAATGGAGAGCTGCCGGTTATACTAATGAATACTTTACAGGTCTGATGTACGACAGTACAAATCCTATGCCGCATTGGTGTAATGATGTTGCCAACGAAATAGGCCTAAATAACTGCGGATTTGTTTTCTATAGAATGACTACTGGCGTTGTTATGCCCACACACGCAGATCATTTCTCACGTTATTGTCAGGTGTTTAATGTAGAAAGAAAAGACGTGTGGAGAGCTATTGTATTCTTAGATGATTGGAAACCCGGACACTATTTTGAAATAGAAGGCGTTGCTGTTGTAGATTATAAAAAAGGCGACTATGTTCTTTGGAATAACGATGCTTCTCACGCTGCTAGTAATATAGGATTGCTAGATCGTTACACTTTACAAATCACGGGAATAAAAAATGTCTGACGATCACGTACACGAGTTATTCTGGAAAAACCTTCCTATCGATACGCCGAACAATGAAGGATTCCTTTATAAAAAAATACAGAAGTCTTTTTTAAGAGATGTCACTGAACCATTTTTTATTTTTAGTGGTACTGGTAAAATAAAAAGATTAGAAAACTTTAGGCTAACTGAAAAGCAGGCAAATCGCTTACGCAAGCGAGGACTATCTATATATTTGTACGAACCGCTGTCTCTGTACAAAGATTTTTTTAATCGATCTTTCTATAGCGAATTCCGCGATAACGAAACTAACCTACGTGCAATAGAGCTCGATAGTATTTCAATCTTTGCAGAAAAATATAACTTAGACATTACTGTGTATACAGGCGATTATAATATGAGTTGCCTTTCTTATCCTCGTCTAAGTTTAAAATGCCTAGATTTTTTTCTAAGACAAGATTATACCGATGATAGAATTAATATCGATAAAGAAATCACTAAAAAGTTTTGGTGCGGTAATTGGCGTTATACTCCGCATCGGCATATTATAATGAGCTGGATGGCAAAACTTGATGGAACATTTAGCTGGCATTTGAAATCAACTTTTGAAGATCTAAAAGACAATGTCTGGTTCGACATAGACGAAACAATTAAATCAAGATTAGAAGAAGGTGCAAAGATCCTAGAATCTAAAATTTTTAGTATTGAGTTCGATTACTGTATGGAAGTATCAAATCCAACCGATGTGTATATTCCCAATCACAATGCTCCAAGAGCTAGTCTTAATTTTTTAGAAAGTTACCTTGATTGTTTCTGTGCAGTGATAACTGAAACCAGATTTGCACAACCAACAGCTAACTTTAGTGAAAAAACTTTAATACCGTTATCACTAGGCATTCCATTCGTACTAGTAGCACCTCCATATACCTTAGAGTATTTACAAAAACTAGGATTTAAAACTTTTAGTCAATGGTGGAATGAAGATTACGATCAAATAGAAAATCACACCGACCGTATGATGCAAATATTTGAAATTATTGATTTTATTAACAGTAAATCTTTAGATGAACTAGTACTAATGCGTAGAGAAATGCAGGACGTGTTAGAACACAACAGAAATGTTATGAAGGAATTTCGTTCAAACTCTGTGGTTTTATAAAAATCATCGGTTGTTCTATTGCTGTTGGCACGGCAATTTCATAATCTTTATAATCACTCCAGTCACCTGTGCCTTTCCAAGCCCAATCAAAACTCCATTCGGTAGTTTGATTTAGATAGAATTCTTCGTTTAGTAATTCTTCAAAGTCTTTATGGCTGCGCCCTTCTTCACCCCATACTGGCTTGGCTAATTTTCTAGCACGTTTAGCAGCATTTCCTTGCATACGACTAAACTCCTGAGCAAAGAAAGGACCGTGCCTGTGTGCTTCACGAGGATCATTCTTTGTATCGTGTATCTGATTGAATTTAATTTTAAAATCAGCTGACCAACTACCTGCATCATCAACAACAAAATGATAGTCTGCCCAATATTGTCCTGTGCCGAAGTGGCCGCCAAACTCCGCTGTGTCTAGTTCAGGACTGAACCTGATAGTTATACTGTATCCGCCTCTAGCTCTCCACAGAGTACGCAGCACAGGCCATATTTCGTTTACAAGACTATCAGCATAGGGGTTAATATCTGTTTTGATAATGTTGTAATCGTACTTTTCATACGCTAGGTCTTTACGTGTATTGTCATTATTAAAAGTTAGATCATAATGATACTTGGCAAGGTCAGGGCGCACAGGATAATCGATATATTGATCAGGTGCAAGGTTATCAACAAGTATGTTAAAACTCTTTACACGAGTTAATACGTGACTGCCACCGAGTTTAAAATCTTTTGTGATCCAAAATCCTAGATATTTCTGTCCTGAAAGATTAAACCTATCTGGATTCTGTCCTGCAATGGTTTCTGGTCCTAGACCAAAGCCCATACCTGTGCCGATGTTATTGATATTCTCGTTACGCATACGCCACAAGAATGTCATTGTATCTGCAAAGTCCTGATATGTTTCTGTAGGAAATCCTACAATCCAATTTGTTGCTGCGTAGATACCGACTCGCTTGCCGTCACGGAAGTTTTGTTCCATCTCAGCTACAGTAACACCTTTGTCAATGTCGTCTAGAACTTTTTGACTTCCGCTTTCGCAGCCGTAGTTAAGAGCAATACATCCGCTGTCTGCTAGATCTTTTAGATAGTCTAGGTCCATACGACCATCACATCTCGCATATCCGGTCCATTTGATTTTTAAACCTTTGGCAACAACTCCTTTGGCAAAAGCACGTAGTTCTTTTAAATTACCGTTGACTAGACTATCGATAAACCAAATAATATCTGTGCCTTTGTTATAATACAAATATTCTATCTCAGATAGTGCATCTACTGCTTGACGTTGGCGATACTTCCAAAAATGTGTTTCTTCACAGAATGTACACTTAGCTGTACAACCGCGACTTAATTCGCTTAACGCACCGTTGGGTATTTCATAATCGTTAAAGTCAATGCTAGAATAATCAGGCATTGGCAAGTTGTTTAGATTAATGCGTTGTTCTTCAGGCTGTGTTAGATATTGTGTAATTGAATGATGAATTCCTTGCTCAACTTCGTCTAGTATTTTTAAAATATTTTGTTCGCCTTCGCCATTAACAACATAGTTGTAATAATTTTCAACACGAAACCATCCGTGTTGCACATTACTACCACCAATAACTATTTTTGCATCTGGTAAATGCTTCTTGAGTTCAGCTATTATCCATTTAGTTGGTTCTTCGCTGAACTGATACATCGAAAATCCTATAACGTCAGGAGCATACTCAACGATATTATTGATGTACTCTCTGTATTTTTCTTCAAACAACGGATGAACAAATTTATAATAATTTTCACCTACCCACCTCCAACTACTTGCTGGATTCCATAGAGTAAAATTAAGTGTGTTTGCTGGCCTGATGTTCAGTTTGTATTCTCTATAGCATTTAGCATTGATATCTAATATGCGAGTTTGATATCCTGCTTCCTTGGCTACTGCACTTAGACGTGCAAGATTGAATGGCGGGAAACGTGCAGACCACTCCGGCATTAAAACCAATATCAATTTAGTTTTTCTGCTGGCGTAATCAATTGTAACATCAGTAACATTCTTTTGAACGCTGGCTTTGGCATAGGGAGCGATAGCCGCTAGCATTGCCTTGTGGCGATCTTCTAGATCTGCAGGCTTTTCTCTTGGCTCTGACTTGTGTTTGAATTTTTTAAAATTAAATCCCATTAGTTCATTGCCTTGATGAATTCTGTTTTGTTTTTTAGTACGTTATAGTTGTATTCGCAGATAGATTTGGCCAGCGTTAAAAAGTTTTCTAATGCCGTGTCTTGCAGATTACAGAGACGTTCAGTTTCGTTGACTATCTTGATCATACGTTTTCCGTCATCAAGTTCAAGATCGTAACTTTCGTCGATGATGCCTTCAAAGGTTTTATATCCTAGCTGTTTTAGATATTGCAAACTATTCGGTGCTGTTGCAACTACAAAAGGATGCTTCATCGCAATACATTTAAAAATCTTTTCGCTCCAGAACGGAACACCATCATACCCAGGTCGAGTATGATATGTTGTTTCATTGACTAAGCTAAAGTAAGTATCGAGGTAATACTTGTCTGTAGAATCAGTTTGCTCTGCACGATTAGTTACAAGATCTTCTGTATCAAGATACAAGGGATCCATATCTTGTATATCTGCGTTTCTTTCTAATATATCAAGTATGTCTCGATTGCCAGAATAGTATCTTTGCATTTCATTCCATCTACTAGGCCAAGTGTCTTGAGGGAAATCACTCTTTCCAAAACTCACGTATCCTTGATCTATTAGATTTTTATCCTTTAATAAAGTCAACATCAAAGGACGATGTAATCTCCAACGTCGATTAAAATTGATGTATTTTTTATTATACTGTTTTTTTGTCAATGTGTCTAGTGGCGTTGTTAATTGGTGTGTTATTATGTCCCACATCGCTTCTTCAAACAGGCTATACCATTCTACACGAATTGGATCTTGTCCTAGTTGTCTTGATAGCTTGTTAACGTAGTCTATCATTGTAGGAACAGAACTCATAAAAATTATCTGTGATGCAGGAATACCTCGCATTACAATATTGTGGTAAATCCCATCTGCAGATTTCAAGAAAGGTTCTAGGCCGTTGTCTAATACTATAAACAATGTGCCTTGTTTAACACGTTGGATTTCATCAGCTGTCATCAATTGAAATATATCAAAACACTTAAAACTGTTATGGCAGCTAAATTGGCAATACCAATAATCAAATGTTTCGTTACGGCGAACAAATGTGGCTCGAGACGAAGTCATTTCTAATCGAGGATTAGAAGGATCGTATGTGATTAGATAAGGACTAGGATTATTAACGCAAGGCATTATAGTGGCCGCTGATTTTTTCTAGTTAGTTTCCACTTTATTGAATCTAAATCAGTGATTTGTTTAGAAGATCTAATCTTATCTTCGTGGTAATCAACCCAATTAAGTGTTTTTTCAGGAATGTCAATTCCTTCAAATACAGATTTAAGATAATGTAGGTGTGTTGCTGTAGTCGGGTGATAATCAGTTTTTTGATGTTTACTGTGAGAGATAGGCACCTGCGGCCATTTTCCGTTGCAGGATGTTGTCAGCAAATCTGGAAGTATATCTCCGATAGTATCTTTATATAATTCGACCACGTCTTCAAGACCCGCTGTCGGATCGTTGGCATTATAATCACCATAGTGCGAAGGTTCTTTAACAAATGGACTCATATTCAACATATGAAAATCGCAGTGTGCAGACTTTAATGTTTCTGACACTAATGATATTAGACCAAGATCTCTAATTAAATACCCTCTTACATCAGAATATTTTCTGATATACTCCGAATCATAGTAGTCTTGTGTATAGATATTTCCAGGTGTTTGCCAATAGCGGTTAACATAACGATCTTCTCTTGTGATGCTGGTCCACATAACTATGACCAGATCGTCCTCTTGAAATTTGTGTCTCTTGTGTGCTTCGGCAATTTGTAATGCGATAAAAGTATTACCGGCACCGCTTCTACCAAAATTATAATATTCTTCAAACTGCATTCCAAGTATATCTGCCCAGGTCGGCCACCAATAGTCAGTCATACTGCAACCAAAAGCAAAGAATCTTTTATACTTTTTAAAATCAATCATTGAAATACCTCTCGGATCTATTTAATGCTTCAGACAAAGATTCTTTATGAAAATTACTGGTTCTAGATAAAAGAAAATTATGTTCTATGGTAGGCATTGAATTGTTAATACGTTCAATTTTTTCCTGCGTTGGCAGCTTAACCCATTTTAATAATTCACTGTGTGTTGCCTGTAGTCGTTCTGCATCATCTTCTATATCGTTGTAACTGGGATCTATATCGCACCAGTCGGTTCTAAATCCCATCTTACGTAGTGCCGCGAGTGTGCCGGCCGCAGCTAACAATATGACTGGATGCCCTAGTGCCAACGGTTTATAAATTTTTTCTGTCGGGAACACACTCGGCTCGTTGAATTTAGTTTCGGTTATAAAAGATAATAAACTATTTTTGTAAATGTCAATATTGTATTGCGGGCCTGCATTTTCATTCGACCAGTCACCGTCAATAAACTTAGGATAGTTGCTGGACATTACTGTATAATAATCATCGCTGGTACTGCCTGATAATTCAACTGCTGCCTCATCTCGAAATACTTCATTAGCACTAACTAATCCATTTTTTAAAATATTATCTTTAACTAACTTGTACAGATGCGCACCACGATGCGGTCTAAAAACACGGTTAAGACTGTTGTAATCTTTTACATTGAGATTCGATATTGCCTGTGTTATTACAGGAGTCTGCGGAATCCTTTCATCAAAGAAAACTTTTAAGAATGTATTCGAATACATCACTTCAAACAGCTTTGGGTTGTTTGTGTTGTCTAACCATTGATGATATTGTTCCTCGGCTTTCATATTGCCGTGTAAAATTAAAACTGAGCCCGGAGGTAATAAAGAACGCTCAACCGAATCAGTGGTCGCTTGATAGCAGTCCCAATCATCAGTGACAAACACCCCTCCTTCTTTATCCGCAGCAATGATAATTCTCAAGAGTCTTTTTCTTACAAGATTTTTTATATGTTCAGGAATTAGATCAATAATATGATCCTTAGGGATACCGTTGTCTTTTAGTACACCAGACCACCATTGAGGATCTGCATTAACATCGATAAAATAACAGCCAGGGCTACTGATGTTAGCAACTGTGTCTATTTCAAACCCGTATTCCACTAGTCTTTTTTTAATTATTGAGCCAGGAGATACTATCCAAAAAGAATTATCGCCGCTTGACGTAAACTCTATCATATTAGAATCATAGGTGTTTAAATTGTCAAAATATGATTTCAAGAATATAACTCCGCTAGTTCCGGAAATGTTTCGACAAAATGTCTATTGCGAATATCGTCATAATGATCCGTGACATTTAAAAATTCTAATCTCAACTCATTGCTGTATTCTGTATTTTTCAAATGAGAAATAACATTGTCAATCTGTCGATTAATTGAATTGTTATAACGAGTTCTTTCTAATTTTAAAATAATTTCTTTTCTGAGATCGGCAGGTATTATTGATGTGCTGTAATAATGGGGATTGATTAAATTATAGAAATTTAAATTAAGATGATTACCCATCATATCTGTTATTTTATCTATAAAAGGAATCAGTGTAGCAACGTTGAATGCTGATATAACCGAGCTTACTCCTAGTTTAACATTAGGAGCTTCTAGTCTTATTTTTGAAACATTGGCTTCTATATCTTCCCAGACTGTGCCTTCACGAATATATTCTGCACGATCGCCCCAACTGTCTAAACTAGCATACACTTCAACTCGTGTAAACTGATTCCAATAATCTATGATCGACTTATCTTTATATTGCAGGTTACTGAGATTTGTGTTGTAACGCAGTTTAACGTCTGTGTTACCGATTTCGATTAGATAGTCTAATATCTCGTAATGCTTGTCTGTGAGCAACGGCTCACCACCTGCAAAATAAAACTCTCTAATATTAGCTAGATGCGGTTTTATCTGTGAAAATAATTGATCATTATTATCGCCGCCTGACAAAATAAACACAGGCTTGTTATACCCGTTTTTATTATCTTCTGTGGCCCAACTACTTGAATAGGTACTAGAACAACTACGACATTTGAAGTTACAGATATTACTCCAGCGTATGTCAAGATATTTTAGATCCATCGAGTTTACAGATCCATCAGGATTTGTAAAATATGCTAATTTGTTGTAATCTTGAAACTCTATGTTTTGGTGCTGCCTTGCGCTTTTAATTCCGTTGTCTTCGCTTTGATAGCAAGCAGAACATTCGTCACAGCGTTCGCCGTTCAGCATTTTTAAACGCATTGATTTATATTTGTCGCTGTTCCAAATTTCTTCTATAGTGTTAGATCGTACATTTCCTAGGGGTTTATGATGATCGCCAATACAGCAGGGCAACACACTGCCATCAGGGTTAGCGTAAAAATGCACCCAAGGAAGTATGCAGAAAGTCTTAGACGATGCGGCAGTCATAATAGAAATTTTCCAATTCTGGGAATGTTTGGACGAAATCAGTGCCGCGTCTGCGGTCATACTCAGTAAACCAATTAAAGAAGTCTCTACGCCCCTCTTTAAGCTTCTCGTTAGTATACTGAGTCGTTTCCATATACTTTACGACTCTTTCAAATTTTGCGTACTCTAAGTCGTTGAATTTACTGCGGTTTTTATCGTCTAAATTGGCTAGAATGAAGTCTAGATGGGTTTTCATATACTTCATAAACTCGTCTTTGGGCAGAATATTCATATCGTACTGCAACGGCTCTTTTAAAAATGGAGTATCAAATCGAATACGCTGCCATTTATTCTGAGCGTCTCCGTTGTATTTTACACGCCATTCTAATATCTTTTCTAGCAGGCTTTGGAAAGTTGTTACAGATAAGATATTAAACGTAATCATAAACGTAACAGGCAATGAAGTTTTAGTTAGATATGTGTCTAGGTTTTGCTCCCATACAGCAATGTCTAGTCCTGTGCGAATATATTCAGCAGGCTTACCCCAAGTATCAATACTGGTAAACAATTTAAAATCTTTGATCTTATTTTCACTTAGTAATTTGTTTACTTTTTCCACCAGTCTTTCAACCATAATCGGCTTGGCGCCGAGGTTGCTATTAATATTAAGCTCAAGATTAGGTTTAGGATTATTATATAAGTCATCTAGCAGTCTCCAGGTTGATTGCTGCAACAGCGGCTCACCGCCTGTAATTCTTAATATCGTTAAAGTTTTGCTGACTTCAGGCCACCAGCGCCACCAAGCTTCTACATAAGGATTAGTTTCTTCTTCATAGGTAGTGAACCAATCAATATCGTTGCGATGATTCTTAACCATTGTATAAGGACCAAAATCTTTGATCTCTTTGTAGTATGCACTGCTGTGTTTAGGATGGCAATATCCGCATTTAAAATTACATTCATTGCCAAAACTAATTTCAATGTATTGTGGATTTACTGGAGCTAGCGGATTCTCTTTAATAGCTCCTAGTCTTTCTTCTGTATAGATACTAGCATTGCGTTCTTTGCGGTCACTGATATATTCTTCGCCTAATGCTTCGATGTTCCAACAATATTGACAGCCTGACGGTTTCTTTCCCTCCATCATTTCTGCACGTTGGTTAATTTTTTCTTTGGTGTTGTGTAATGCACTAGGATCAACCGCTATTTCATCTAAAGGAATTTTATGCGGTGCTGGATGGTAACAACTATGTGTTTCGCCTGTTTGCAGATAAATGGTAGTGTGATGCCATTTAGCCAGACAAAAGGTAGGCGAGATTTCATTCATTATAGGAATGAATTTTTGTATCCTTGCCTTATCGTCCATTAAATCTTTCCTTTAACCAATCAAAGTCGTTGATTAGTTTTAATGCTTCTAAATTTGTTTTGTTATCGAGCCCGTAATCTCTACCCATTATTGCACCGTTCTGTGCATAAGCATCAGTAGAAGTATTACACCAAACATCTAGTCGTTCAGTTGTTTCTAGATCATCTTGTCTATCAATAACACGACTAGCTAATTTACAACATTCTCTAAAAGCTGATCTCCAGGTACTAAATGGATCTGTGTTAAAGCGAGTTACATTTGAAACTTCTGGCATAGATTTAAATAACTTCGATATGCTAGTTGTCATATCCGGCTTGGATAGGTCCATATCTAAAGTCAGCTTCGTTGGTAATAGTTTAACACCACCGTAACCGTAAGTCAAGTTGTTAACTGGATTTTGGCTTTGCCAAACGTGTACTGTACTTTTGGCATTGAAATCATAATGTGGAATTTGATAATCGAAATTAAAAGTATCAACTATATCCGCATCAGCATCAACAACATAAAACATATCTGTCGAAACTCTACGTGCTGCTTCTATATGTGCTTGATGTATACCTTTAACTCCTTGCACCCAATGAGTACGATTGCCATTGAGATGTCCTAGCAATTTTGAAAAGTTAATTTCTGCCGATGGTTCATTGTAACTTAGGAATACAACATCGAATTTTCTAGGGTAGCTTGCTACAACGTCTATTTCTTTTTTGTTTGTAAAAAATCTATAATCCCATTCACGCTGTAAGATTCTAATATTTTTTGGAAATATACAAATACCATCGTAGAAGTTTCCGTTTTTAAATACGTGTACGTATTCTTCATCCCATTTAGGAACTCGATAGTCTAAATTAAATTCAGGATTAACTAATACATAATCCCAAACTACCCAGAACATTTTTGTAAAAGCTCTGAGTTTTACTTCTTCAAAAGATTTTACGTTTTCTAATTTTTGTGCGTTAGGATATCTGCCTTTGAACTCTTCCCAAGCAGTATTACTAATCGCTCCTTTGCCAACATAAAATATATCATACATTTTCAGGCATTCTATAATAAGTGAGGCCTAGATTGATTGTTTCATCGTATAGGTCTAATGTGTATTTGCTTTGAGCAGCATCGAGGAACGGCCAATCCAACCCTAACTGTAGTTTAATTTTTTCCCCTAAATCTGTTATGGCATCTTCAAGACCTTCGCTAATAACTTCCTCGTATGGGCGACCATATTGATTCCATATACCTCTAAGAATTTCAAAATCTCTAACTTCTACATAATTCCATTCTGTGCAATTTGCTAACCAGGTTCCTAACCTAGCACCGTATACTGCATACGATCCATTTTCCTCGTGTGCGCCGACAGTTGACCACATACGTAGTCTATGAATATTGTGCCACCAAATACGTTCTTTGATTTCCTGAGGTGGAACTTTGACGCCGTCAAGTAACGTCATTTTAACACCTTCGCGGAATCCTGCTCTCCAGGCCTGGAATGGCGATCCTGTAATAATACTTTCACTGTAGATGCGTGGAAAGTTTTTATATCCATCTTCCCAACAGAAATCTACCTGCGCACGATTGCTGGCTGCGTTTTCGTGTGTCTGCATATTAAGAACAAAATCTTTCTTCCAGATTTTTAATCCGCCGTTACCATAACGTAAACCGTTAATACTATTGCGACCACACCATCCATAGACCTGGATTTTAGGATCGCTCATATCTAGTTCTAAATTGAAAAAGTCTGGATCAACTATGTTGTCCGCATCTACAGTAACGAACCAGTCTGTGTCACTTAGTTCGGCTGCTGCTTTATGTGCGTGGTCGCTGCCTTTGACTCCGTGTACACGTTTGGCCCAGGGCACTTTGTTGCAGAGATCTGCGTAATGTAAATCTGCGTTTGGTTCATCGTAGCTTAAGAATACTACATCAAATTCAACGACTTTCATTTTTCCTCTATAATGTAATTTTTAAAAATGCGTCTAGTATAAACGCTGAACTTCTCTTCTAGATCTAAACTTCTAATTATTTTTGCCTGACCAATAAGATCAGAAATTTTAAACGAAATCATTTCATTTAATATGTTAGGATCGTTGTATTCTGTGACTAAAAAGTTCATTAGTGTATCGCCGTCCCAATGTATCTTGCGAGATTTTACAGGCTGAAACTTTTCTGCTAGTTTATATGTTCCGCCGAATTCTTCAGTCAATTCGAACTTCATAGATTTTTTACTTCTATCGTAAGTAATGTAGATATCGGGCTTTTCAATATCTGTCCACTCTTTGCTGATAATCCTATGTAGTACATCATCAATTTTAAAAACAGATTTAATTTCTGCAATTTCTAATGTGCCTGCCTGAATATCCACAACGCAGGTATGGATCTTGATTTTGCCTTCGAGAATCATTTCGGCGATTTCAGAATCAATAGGCAGTTTATGTTCAACTGTCTCAAAGGCATATGACGGACCTACGCTGGTTACTTGGCCTGTGTCAGGATTGAACACAGCAACATAGACTATCTCGGGAGGAGTATAATTCTCTAACCATTTGTCAAAATCAATTATTTCTTCCACGCTATTTCCTCCAAGATATTAATCATCTCTGTATTGATCTTTTCTTTCTCGACATAATGAACAATGTCTGTTTGTTGATAGTTACCTATCTTCAGTTGCCCTTTTTTGTTGAGATAAAATCCTACGTGATCTGAAACTAAATCTGCAGGCCACGGCCAATTTTGAACCATCGGTTTCATATGAACAACTTTAGGAAAATCTAAAGGATAAGATATATCGTCACTGATATCTAAAATTTTAGCAGACAACGCAAATGCTTCATCAGTTCCTATAACTTTTGGTTTGTGTGCCGTAAGAAACGAATTAGAAAACTCCTGCGGATTTTTAAGAATGTATCTACCAAGAGTAAAAAACTCTTTTGCAAGCTCACTGTCTTTTTTAAAGAATGTATAAAAACTATATAGATTAGGTAAGTTATTTTTTATGAATGTTTTTCTATATTCGTCCGACGTTACAAGCTCCCCTCGATAGGTATAACTCTTGTTGGCGACATATAATTCAGAATTTTCTATAAAATATTCTGCCCAATGACTGTAATCTCTAAGGAACAACATATCTGCATCTAGGCAGACGGTGTTGTCAAATGGGCTCAGCTGATCCATCCAGCTACGACCGTCCCAGTAAGTTTCTTTGTCCCAAGGAATCACGTGGTCGAATACCCAGGTAGAATTAAATCTTGTGATCTGATGAGGATCATCAATTACTAATGCTACTTGGTCATAGCCAGGACGCTGTGTATTCTTAATACTTAACGCCAATGCGTATGCTAATTGTGCGTAATCAGCTTCAGTTGATGTTGAAACAAAAATTAAATATCCAAAACTCATAACAACTCCAATAATTCATCTGCATTTCTTACTAGACTTTGTTTGTTCATTATGTGTATATCTAAACCTTTAATTGTAGCCGCACAAAATTTTGAATCTAACATAGGTGTTACTAAAAATGTTAACTTACCGTTAGCATCAACACTGTGTAAAATATCTTTGTCTATAGTTGTTAGCACTGCCGGCAAACTTACTTTTTTATCAGTTTCAAATCCAGACATAATATGTTTTGCAACACTAAAAGCAATGTCATTTCTATATTGTTGCGTATCGAATCTAAAAAGATCTCCGTAGTACTGATAATTTTCTCTAACAAAATTCACGAGATTAAAAAATTCTCTACTGTAATCTGTTTTCTTAAACATCACTGTAGTTGCCCAAAACATATGGATTCCGGTATCTGAAATATATCTATCGTGATATCCTACTCTTGTTGGTCCATAGACATCATTCATTGCTTCTGCAATTAAAACATCTTCATCTATTTCCCAATACTCATTGAGCCTGTCAGAAAATATTAAAAAATCACTATCTAATAACAATGTATGATCATAGGGAGTTAGATCATAGGCATTGGCTCTATTAGAATTTACAAAAGGAACTACTTTATTTGTAACTCCGTCAAACAATCTACGTTGATTATTTGACACAGGTTTTTCAACTTCAATTATACTATCAAAGACTTTAGTTGCTGTATTATAGATGCTCGATTCGACCATCCAATCAATAGTTGTTTTATCAGTAACCAACGACACAGGAATACCTAGATTCTTTTTTGCTAGGCCGCCTGATATCACAGACATCAACGCATAGTCAATGTCTCGATTATTATGAGCGAAAATTAAGGCGCCGCGAGTCATAGGTCTAACAATTTTTCAACTGTTCTACTTTTTTTAAGATTTTGGTATTGTTCAAAATACTCGTTAGTAACCTCAAAATATCGAGTGAGTATTTCTTCTTGAAATTTTTCTAAATCGTCTACGATAACCGGATTATCGTTTTGATCCAATAACACTACTCCAGATCGTCTTTCTTTGTCCAAAAGTGTTTGAACAAAACTTACAAGCTCTCTATTGATTTTAAAAATGCCGCCATTAAACCCATAGGTTAGTTTGGCTTCAATTTTTTCTTTGAGTGTCTTACGTTGGATTGCAAAAGACTGTCTATAGTTAGAAAAGTCTAAGGCTTTTTGAAGTTGGTCTTCCATATTATCTCCCAATTAACATAGCACATTATTTACCGTGCTAGTTTAGGGGGAGAAATATTTTAACCTGGGATAACAGCACCCATACTAATCACTGGGCCTTCAATAACAAAATTACCAGTGCCGGATGGTTGTAAAATACCTGTTGCTTCTAAGGTAGTGGCATACAGTGAAATTGTGCCATCAGCAGCATCTGGGCCACCTGATGTGCCTACGTGATTGTCAACCCATTCAACTAAAAATTCCATAGCAGATGCTGTACCCAAGGTGTTTGTAACTCCCGGAGTTCTAGCAGAAATACGGAATACGTTTGCAGAATAAGGATTTGAAGTATCAACGCTAAAATATGTTTGGAACGTGCTTGTAAGAGTATAGAAATTAACGCCGCTGCCATTGAGTGGTCCCGGGAATGCCCCGCCAAATCTCACCATACCGGCATTGATTAAAATCTGTGTCCAGGCGTTATTTTGTGGAGTACCGCTACCGCCGCTGCGGCCGGAGTTGAATCTAATCTCTCCGCCGGCATTAAAGAAATATCTTGCGGCGTCGGCGTTGCTCCAAGAAACACTGATCAATGCGCTTAATCTCGAAACCCACGGAGTTCCATAACTCGTGTTCCAGACTTCAGTTCTTGGTGCAGGAGGGGCACTTCTTGTAATATACTGACTGGCGACCGGAGAATCCATTCTATTCGATACTAAAACGTTTGAATAAGTGTCATATTGACCATACGGTGCTGTAAACGCATTGCCGACTACAGTATTTCCTAGTGCTACTGTTGATAGTGTTGGTGCTGTACCATATAGATGGATCCAGGCATTTATGATATCGTATCTAAGTTTACCCCATTCGTTGATAGAAACTGTATTGCCTTCTGCAACAGCGGTGCTTAGTACAGTTTGTCCATATCCAAAATTTCCAGAACCAACTCCAAGAACAGAAACAACTTTATTTCTAGTAGTGTTATAGTCTGCTTGAGAAATAGTCTTAGAAGTAATATTAGTAAATCCGCCCCTTGATGCATCGCCAACAATAAAACTTGTCGACGCAAATCCATTTGATAATGCTAATGTTACTACTTCATTACCTTCAGTGGTGCTATCGTTTACCAACGTAATTGTTGTGGTTGCTGTACCAGTTGCACCGCCGTCTGTACTTGTTACTGTAAAGTTACCTGTAAGAGAATTGCTGGCAAAATCACCTGCGGTGATGCCACTACCAGATAAAGAATATTGTAAAACTGCATTATTAGCTACGTTCATTGTTTTCAACGTAACTGTAATAGTTTCGCCTTCGGCAATGCCCGGTTGGCTTGTGGTTAAAAAATAACTTGGATCGTAGTATTGAACAATAATAATTCCAGTGCCACCTGCTCCGCCACCACTTCCTCGATTGCCACCACCACCGCCACCACCGGTATTAGCTGCTCCACTAGCACCACCGCCGTTTACGCTGCCTGCTCCGCCACCACCAAGTCCACCTAGACTGTTAGCATTACCGGTCTGATTGTTAACTGTAGAGTCTCCGCCACCCCCACCACCACCTCCGTAGTAGTTCCCGGTTACTGGCCAGCGATACCCATCGCCGCCTGCTCCTGGGAATGGACCAGATGTATATCCGTTTGATCCTGCGCCGGCACCGCCTCCGCCGGAGTATCTTGTTCCTTGATTAGGTGGAGTATATCCATAGACAGCACCGCCGTAATAAGTTGCTCCTACTCCTTTGATGCTTTGAGAAGTAGTTCCGCCGTTACCAGTGTTACCACCAGCGCCTCCACTAGCGGCAGTTATTGAACCAAATGATGACGCTTGGTTGCTACCACCAATTGTAATACCTACTGTGGCTCCTACTGCTACGTTCGTAGTCCAAATAACTTGGCCGCCTGCGCCGCCGCCACCACTATATGCGCCGCCAGATCCACCACCGCCAACAACAAATACGGTCTCCATTAACGAAACGCCGTTAGGAACCGTCCAAGTTGTGCTAGATGTAAAAGTTAGTGTGTTTAGTGCCATTATTAAACTCTATGTAGGCTGTTATTTAACACAGTTAAGTTGCAGCAATTGATGATAACGAATAACTAGGACTTGTTACGATAAAATTACCGCTAGGAAAAGTTGTTCCTGAAGCCTTAAACTCTTCGACTGTGAGGTTCAAATATCCATCAACTACATCATCCGGTGCGTTACTTGCAGGATATGATCCTGGATTTTGTAATGTGTCTGGATCAACATAGCCGTCTGACCAAGTTACACGAACAAATATCTGCGTGGCTGTTCCTGTGGAATTATCAGCAACATTTGATTTGACCTCTATCAAATAATTGTTATTTGAATATGGTGTACTTGAAGACAATTGAAATAATTGTTGATATACGTTAGTTAGGCGATAAAAATTTAAAGTATTAATCGGGTCTCCGCCAAAGGCCACTGTTCCAACTGACGATAATAATGATGTCCACGCACCGTTTTGTGCGGTTGCAGCACCGCCCGTTCTACTTGATGTGATTCGTAGTTTGCTACCTGTGTTGAAAAAATATCTAGCTTTGTTTGCATTATCAAATGTTGCTGTTAAAGTACACTGGGCTTGGGTGCTCCAACTTGTAGATAACTGTCCAGATGCTGCTGTTGAAACTATTGCTTGAGAAGATGCTATATAAAATCTATTAAGAGTGGCTTGATCGGCAACTGTGTCATAGTCTGTATTAGGATTTCCTGGACCATAACGGATTGGATCTGTTTTTTGTATTTGTACCAGCGGTGGAATAACACCGTCTTGGTGATATTTGATATTCATAAGATCGTATCTCAACGCATCCCACGAATCTTTGGTAACTGCATTACCGCCAAACACAGCTGAACTGAGAATGGTTTGTCCGTATCCTTTATCTGCAGAACCAGTACCTAAAAGTAAAATAACTTTAGATCGTATGTTGTTGTAATCAACAGCAGCAATGTTTGTACCAACGGCGCCTGTCATAATTACAACACCAATACTTCAATAACTTTAACGCCTTCGTCGTCACTAGATTCAAGAGCTATGGCAAATGTTAAACCTGTATCTCCATCTCCTCCGTAGGATCTAGCTGTACCAAATTTATAAGCAACTAGTTGATCACCTTTGGTTACTGTGCCACTTACTTTACAAGGAACGCGACCTTTAAGCGCAATATATGTTCCTCCGACCAAATCTTTGTTCATCATATATGCAGGATTAGTACTTACTACTCCTATAGCACGTTGACCATTTTGACATTCTGTTACTTCTTTTTCGCCACCAACTGTAACAACTGTGCCAGGTTCGTATTCTTGATCAGCTAGATATTTTTCTGCCAAGTCAGCATAACGAGCTGCTGTTGCTGTGCCGTCAAACAATACAGCAACAAGATTTCCGCTGCTTGTTCTAGCAGCAATCGTATTTGGTGTTGCAGATGTCTTTGCAGAACGGTAGGTCGGATCGGTATCTGCAGCCGCATCGTTAATTTTCATACGATCTGCTTGGTTTGCAGTTCCGATAAATTGTGTTGCTGCGATATTACCTGAAGTATCACGTACCGGAACTGAAGTTTTATCACTAGTACTAGGTACTGATATTGATGGAACAAAGTTAGTAAGTGTATAGGCATTAGTTGCTGTACCAGTAACACTTCCTGATACTGTACCAACTAAGTTACCACGGATTGTAGCACCGTCATAACCAATTTGTTTTGATGATGCATTTACCAATACTGTTGCATCACTGGCGATAACATTGCCTGTTACACTACCTGTAACATTACCTGTAACGTTACCGTGTAAAGTCGTTGTATAGATGTCAACACCGTAAATATCACCCCATCGTAGACTAGATGATCCTAATGTGTAGGTATTGTCGTCGCCCGGAGTAACTCCGTTTTCATCAAATATCGCAACTTTACGCTGATCAACATCTGATACATCAATACGTACTGTAATTGGTAGTCCACGTCTGTTTTCTAAAACAGCACCGTCTAGGCTGTCGATATATAAACGTAGATCACTATTATCACCTACAGTTAAACCTGGATTTTTAAATTTAATTTCTTGGTCAAAAGTAATAGCACCTTTTTGTACAAAGTTTGCAGCTGATACAAATTCGCCGTTGGCGACCAACCCAGTTGCAGCAGATGCTGTACCCCAGAAATAATTATCGTCTGTAGAAATACCATCGCTGTTTGATTTAACTAAAGTTATACCTTTCTTGATATATCTGAAATCTTGAATAGGATTGACTGATGTATCAAGTTCAAACGCATATTGACTTACAACGGCCATTACTTTGCCGCCGGCCTGCATTTTTAGAATAGTTTGATTTGTTCCTGATACATCCTTAACTACCTGCGAAATCACTGAAGATGCACCTAAATCAGGGCTGGCTAGTGGACCAATCAATACATAATCTGTACCAGTCCAGGTGTACAACTGCTTGGCGCTGGTATCAAACCAGAAATCGCCAACAGTTAATCCAGATGGAGCCGATGAACTTGGCTCGGCGCCGCCTGCTACACGGAAACGTGTACCATCATAAAATCTTAATTTTTTGTTACCGCTGTCGTACCAGATTTGACCGCTGAGTGCTTTAGGTGGAGGATTTGTATTAGCAAAGTTTTCTAGCATATACACAAGATTTTCGTTTTCAATAGCACCATAGCCTGCATAGTTTTTACCAACTAAGCTAAGATCTGTAGTTGTGTCTACTGTTCCGTCTTGTACTGTTACTAAAAAAGTACCGTTAAATTTGTTTATTGTATATGCCATATGGCTTGCTCCACCTTAATCATTGTATTTATTAGAGTTTCATTATATAGAACAGCGCAACATATGGCGGAACAGCGTCAACAGAAATAACTCCGCTTGCTGCTGTTACTGTAACCGTATGATTGTGAGCTCCATCTGTTCCTATACTGTGATGGTGCCCTTGATTTTGCCCTGTTGCTTCGGTCACGCTTGGGAATCCGTAAGCACCGTTATCTTGGTCTCCATCGCTGGCATTACCAGCATAGAAGCTAGGATATATGTACGTTCCGTTTCTATCACGTGTACTTGCTGTACTGCCGCCTAATCCGTAATCTCCAACAATAGCGTAAACATCTGTAAAATTATGTTGGTGAGCAGGTAGTTGATTAGCCGTTAATGATGTATCACCTGTAACACCTCCGTGATTGTGACTACCTGCTGTAGAAGTTGTGCCATTAATCGAAATAGTTGATGAGTTTGTTGCTGTTGTAGAACCGCCTGCGGCGCCCATTGTGTATGTGCCGCCTGCACCAACTACGAATTTATTCCTTAAATCTGGAGTTCCGTATGTGCCATCACATACGTGCCAGCCTTCTGGAACAGCATTTGATGCTCCGTACCACTGCATAATCATACCGTGGATGAAGCTTGTTCCCCAAAATGGAGGATTTCCTGATCCTGCAGATTGTAGAGTTTGTCCTGCGTTGCCCGGTGGCAACAGCGTAGTAGTACCTGATGCTGTTTGATACGGGACCGCGCCGCCGCTGCCGCCTGCAATATTTGTTGCAGTTACAGATGTAGTCGATGACGATGCATTGCCGGTTAAATCACCGTAGAAATTTTGAGAATATACTTTGTTAAAACGCTTTGACGGTATACCAAGATCCCATACTAAATCAAGCTCAGGCGTTAATGTGGTTTTCTTTTCTCCGCCGGCAGTAAGAGCAGCATCGCTAGACAATAAATTAAGTGTAGCATAGCCGCCTAATACGTTTCCGTCAGCTACACTAATTGCTAGATTTGAATAACCTGTAATTGTAGGAGTACTTCCGTTAACACTGATTTTTGCGGCAGTGGTTATGCCGTTGCCAACAGAAATACCGCCAGACCCTTGAACTGATACTGCCTCAAGATATCCTAATTGTGTAAGACTCGAATAAGTAACACCTGGGTTAATTGTATCACCAGTTAATGTACGTGCTTCAGCGGTAACAGTAATATCTTCAGTGCCGTCAAAAAATACACCATTGATATTGCGACCTGTTTGTAATTTGCTTGCCGAATACGCATTACCTGTTAGAGTCGCACCGCGGAATTCGTTGGCTGTAACAATACTGAATGTTCCTGTCGTACCGGTTATATTACCGGTAACATTTCCAACCAAATCTGCTGTAATCGTTCCAGCGGCAAATCCACCTTGACTGTTACGTGCAACGATTTTACCTATTGTGTTTAACGGTGTTGCATCAACCGCAAAAGTAACTTCAGTAGAACCATTGAAATCACTACCGGTTATGTAACTGCCTTTCTTTAATAAATTTGGAGTTGATGCTGAAATGTTGATATTTTGTGTACCGTTAAATTGTACACCATTGATTGTTCTTGCATATTCTAACTGTAATGCTCTATCTGCAACGCCGTGTATGTCGCCTTGAATTGATACTAGTTGTGAAATAGTAATACCTGCAACTAAGTTACTAAATCCAAGTATGCCGTTGGAAGGATCAATCGTGAAGGCTACCGCAGAAGCAATAGCAATTATAACGTCATTTACTGTGAACAGTATAACCGGACGTGCAACACTAGTAGAATCGATTAATGTAGTAGATCTTGGTCTAGTGATTCCAAATCCTTCTACTGCTTCTGGACCTATAAATGCCCAAGCATCTCCGTTGTAAACATAAAGTTGATTAACTGGGGTTTTTAACCAAATAGCACCAGCGGTAGGATTTGCTGGTGCAGTATCAGAAACATTAGTGCTAACAGGATGCCACTTTTCACCGTCATAGACGTTTAAAGAATTATTATCAGTATCAAACCAAGTTTGTCCAGAGATTGGTCTCGCTGGAGGAGCACTGTTAGCAAAATTTTCTAACAGGTATAAAAAGTTTTCGTTTTGTTGTGTGCCATAGCCAACGTAGTTACGCCCTACCAAGCCTAAGCTAGTAGTGGTGTCGAGTGTTCCGTCTTGTAAGACTACTAACTCCGACCCGTTGTATCTATTAATTACATATGACATAGCTTAATCGCTCCTGGTTTCATTATGGCGGTAACACAGTATCTGAAACAAACGTCCAAAGATTTGCGATAATCTGGAATTGTTTAATAATACGTGTGGTTGAGATTGAACCGGCAGATACTGTAGCAGTGTTAATAGCAACGTTAGTAACTGCTGGCGCAGTACCGCTTGGTGTGCTAAATGTTGAAACGCTCTGCGATATCAACGGATTCAAATCTAGTGTTGTTGAAGAAGAACTCAATAAGTTACATAATACCCTAGCAACCGCACCGTTTCTAAATTCTGAAACTGGTGCGATATTGTTTAATAAGTTTGTTATGATGTATGAGTTATCCTTGGCGTCTGAAAGGTCAATACTGAATACCAATGTTCTCGATTGAACTTCGTTGTCTACATATTCTTTAGTTGCGGCATCTTGAGCAAGGCTCGGATCTCCTAGACCTTTAATCTGCGGGGAATCAATTAATACAATGTTGCCTGTGCCGTTAGGCGCAATTTCTAAATCTTGATTTGTTTGAACTGTAGAAATTCTATTAGATGTTAACCTAATATACGGATGGGCTACATCGGGTCCAATATTAACAACTGATTGTGTACCGAACGATGTGACCCCCGGAATACTTGTAATATTAAGTCCTAAAGAATTTCCAGTAATAACCGGTACGCCATCAATGGCAAAATATTTTCCAGCAGCAAGATTAATATGTTCTGAACTGTTCCAGGCCTGACTGTATAATTTTGGTAGTGCATCATTGTATCCATCGGCAGTTGCTTGATCACTAGTTGTTGTGGCATTTTTAGTTACATCACTCCAGAGGAAAACGTGGCTTGATGCACCTTGTAATATAACTCCGCCAGTGGCTGCATTTGCATCTGTAGGAGTTACTCCTGTTTGCTTTGCTAGTACAATATTTTTATCTTCTACGGTCACTGTAGAAGAATTAACTGTGGTTGTTGTACCATTGACTGTTAAATTTCCGGTTACTGTTAAACTTCCGCCTACATTTACTTGGCTGTCTGCTCTGTTTGGGTACAAATCAATAGTTCTAGTTCCAGATGTTATGCGAAGACCAGTTTCTGGTGAAGTATCTTTGAACACATTAAGATACAAATCTCTGTTTGATGCAGAGTTTGATAGCAATACGTCACCGCTGGTAACACGGAAAGTTCCTTGGTCGGCACTGCCTACAATTAAACCCAGGTCTGTTGTAATTTTTAACTGGCCTTGCATATTGTTTGCAGTATCAGTTCTAACATAGTTAGCAGCAGGGACTGAGTTTAAATTTTCTGAATTGGTTGCTGTTACATTAAACTTCAATCCGCTTAGTGTACCTGCGTTAAATCCTGGAGTAATGCTACCTGAAAATCCAGTGATAGCATTTTTTGGAGTAAAAGTATCCTTACTGAAAATTCCTAATAAGATACCGTTATTATATAAGCTAGTAATAACACGAGTTTGATTCAATGTATCTAAAATACTTTCTACTTTTAATCCGCTGGTGCCTTGACTAACTGAATATGCCGGTGCTAATAAAATTGTACCTGTGCCGTCAAAGAAGAATAACTGTTTGTCGACGTTATTAAACCATAGGTCGCCAACGCCTAATGTAGTTGGTTGCGTACTTGAAATAGTTGCTGAACTAACAGGCACAAATCCTGTTCCGGTATAAACTTTAAGTTTGCTTTCCGAAGTATCGTACCAAATCTGACCACGTAATGGATGCGCCGGTCTCGATGTGTTTGCAAAATTTTCTAATAATGCAACAAAGTTATCGTTGAGATAAGTTCCAAAACCGCTGTAGTTTTTTCCGATTAAAGTTATGTCAGTTGATAGTTGGTCAACTTGCCCGTCAGCAACTGTAGCTACCACTGTTCCATCTGTTTTATTAATTTGATATGCCATTTTGTTGCCCTAATTAACCTGTTGTAGTAGTAAACGCTGGAGGACCAGATCTAATAATGTAGTTTACCGTTAGATATGGATTCATAATACCCACTGCTTCGTTTAGTTGGAAGTCGGCAGCAGGTAACTTAACGCCGCCTGATTCATTTAGGTATTGTGCTTGTCCTGGTGCTGTTGGGCCTAATCCTGTTACACCTGGAGAATTAATCGCAGTGTCAACTCTAACCGCAGAGTATTGTATACCGTTAACTGCTAAACTGTGTTCGTGATCTGGTAAATTTGCCAGAGATAATTTAACTGAACTTTGACCAGCACCGCCACCGATCGACTGTGCTTTGATGTCTGGAACACGACTTGCTGTTCCACCGCCCGCATCTGTAAAGCCGCCGTCTACATTTGGAACTGTTTGAGCATTGTCCATATTATCACGGCCTAGTGCAAAACGTCCTCTCAAGTCTGGTAATCTAAAAGTACCGATACCTACTAACGCTGTTGAACCGTTATATGTTGCACCAATTACGTCATATAATAATTGATATTTCACAATCTCAACTTCTGATCCATCACATAGTAGATAACCGTACGGAGCTGTTGATCCTGCAAACGGCATAATACCGCCAATAGGAACTCCTAAGTCTCCGATAAATGTATTTCTAGTCTGCTTCAATAACCCAGAATTACCACCGATACCAGCAAGACTTGGTCTATATGTTAACACCAAATCTTCTAATTTAGAAACATTGGGCGACGGTTCATTTTTACTAGCAATGATATTTGCTGTCAGCTGAGTGGCAAATGTTTTTACCTGACCTCCAACCTGACCATCAAATGTGACATTTGGTGAAATAACGTCACCGTCTAATTTAAAGACAGTGGCTGTTTTTAAACTTGTGGCAGTTCCTGCATTACCCGTAATGCTTCCACTCAATACACCCTGGATTTCATCAGCGACAACAGTTTTAGCTCTTATAGTTTTCCATCTCTTTGTAGCAGTACCGTTGTCATAGATATCTGTCACCGACGGCTGTACTATTGCTACTTGAGTTGTGCCTGCTACAGATAAGTTGTTTCCAACTAGCAGACTCTTAGAAATTGCTGCGCCGCCTGCGGTTCTAATACTACCGTTGCCAAAGTTTGAACTGTCGGTGGTATTAGAAATAATCAACGAACCTGTAAGTCCGATATTTCCATCTACGTCTAGTGCTTCTGCAGGAGTTACAATATTAATACCTACGTTGGTATCTCTAATACTCAATACCGTGTTAGGAATACCGTTTTTATTTGTTTGTAAATTTAAACTGCTACCTGCTTGCGAATTATAAATTGTTGCAGAATTAGCTGTATTAGAAATAGTAAATGTTCCGTCTACACCTAATGTAATACCACTGTTGCTTCTAACGTTAAAAGCATAGTCAGTGGTGTTGATAATGTCTGATCTTAAAAACTTACCAGCGGAAATTGCCACGTTTGCAACGTTCAATGAATCTGCAGATGTTGCTGTTCCGTATAACTTTGGTAAGAATCCGCCACCAAAGGTCAATGCTTCTGTATCATTCAATGGTGATGTAATGTTTACACCTGCTTTAATACCATTTGCAAAACCAGTGATGGAAATTTTAGGAGTAAAACTGTCTTTACTTACAACAATAACCGGAACGTCAGCTACGTAAAAAGATAAAATATTTTTTAAGTTGTTATCCGAGTCAGCAATTCTTTCAACTGCTGGGCCGTATCTTAGGCCGTCAATACTACTTTCGTTCGGACCAACTAAAATCCAGCGTGTTCCTGTGAAAATTCTTAGCTGTTGATTAGTAGTGTCAACCCATAGTTCTCCAATCTTTGATGTTTCGACATCAGGAGTTGTAGGACCTTTTTGAATGTTTGAAGCTGCTTTCCAAGAAGTTCCGTCCCATAGTTGCATTGTACCAGTAGATGTATCGTACCAAAGTTGGCCTTCAGTTGGAGCAACCGGTGCTGTTGCGCTAGAAAAGTTTTCTAGTAGATGAAGAAAGTTTTCTGCGATAATCTGACCATACCCAGTAACGTTGCGGCCTGGGAATGTTAAACTTGTATCAGTACTTGAGGTGTTATCAAATACTGTGATAGGAGTCTTGTTATTTTTATCTGTAAAATTTACGGTATATGGCATTTATTAGACTCCAGTGAAACCAGTTAAACTCTGTATACGGATTGTATAATCAATCTGTAATAATCTATTCAGTGATTTTTGTACTGGGTGGAAAACTACGTGAGTTAACAATTTGCCAGTTCCGCCTGGCTCATAGGATCTTAGCCCTAACTCATCGAACACAAAGGTTCCGCTTAGGTCAACACTATTATCAAAGGCCTGCTGATCTGTTGGCTCACCATAGTCAAGTAGGCAACTAACTAAAATATCACTGTAGGTCGCTCCGCTGATATGACGAATTTCCATCTTATTTCTTACAGAATCTGTATTGGCGATTGAGTTTTGATCTACAAGTTTGCTGTAAGTTTTGTTATATAAACTGGTGTTTACACCGACAGTGTTTGGTGTAAGGTATGTAATTAATCCTGTAGGATCAACAGTTGTGCCACCATTACCAAAGTCCATTTGAGATATGTAACCATAGCCCTGATTTGAAAGGCTGTTAACCATCGCTACACTCATATTTTCATAGTGAATAGCGTTGCGTTTATCAACAAAAACTTCTCCGTTTTGAGGATCAAATATTTTAATGTGCCCTTCAAAGTGGAAGCCTCCTACTTCGTTAGGTTGCTGTTCTTTTTCTGGTTTTTGATTATCTGACATATTATTCTCTTTGGACTCCATAGTGTATTTATTCTGGCAATTTCGATGTACGTTGAGCTATGAAATTAGATATAGCTGTATTGTTTTCTAGCAATGTAACGCCCTTGCTGGCGGTTGTATTGCCTCTTTCATACCAAATTTTACCAGATCTCCTAATAATTGTGATTCTAGTTCCAGCAGGAACTGTGGTTGTTAGACGAATATAAGGTGTTAATCCGTCAACGGAAAATTCTGCCTCAAGCGTTTTATCAGCAGATGGACTGTGAGATCCTAATTCTTCGCTGTAAACATCAACTGGATCTTTACGCAAACGACGACCGCCCACGAATACTTCAATCTGATCACAGGGCCCAAATCCTGTTGGGATAGTATCTCTGTGCCAAGCAGAACGTTTTCCTTGAGCAGGTGTAAAATCTAGAGGTCCAATGGTTTGTGCAGATCCAATAGTCGAATCGTCCGGAGTACCGTTACTTGTAAAGTCTTGTCTATCTTGTGTTTCGTTATACGGCAACGTTTCTGTTGGCCCTTCATCTACTATAAAACTACCAGCAAGGTGTAATGTAGCAATTGACGTTCCTACACTTCCACGGCGTAGCTGACTTAATACGTTACCTTGTTTTGACATATATTCGATCTTTTCGTTGTTTATTAGAATCATTCCTGGAATATTTCTTGTCGGAATAGGATCTGATAAACTAGAAGCATCACTTACTGTGATTGTCTGATCGTAATAATTAAGATCTTTAGTCAACTTAATATCGTCGGTGATGGAATAACGTTTGAAATGATATACGTTTAGCATATCTTTGTAAATTTCAAAACCGCTTGGTAATCTATATATTCCAGAACCAAATAACAAGATCTTAATTGTGTCAGAGTTAGTTGAAGCCACTTTTAAGTAAACAACACCTCGTTCAACAACAACATAATAGTCTTGATCTTGTGTCAGTCTGTTTCCGTTTTTATAAACCCAAACATAGCTTGAGGACAACGGTAAGTGAGCTAGCTGATACTGAACTTTACCGCCTGTGAATTCATCTGAGATTAAATTCATAGAAGGATATTCGTTAAACCAGGTAACTTTAATTGTTGCATTAATTAATTCACCGAGGCCCACATTACTTAAAATGTGTAGTTGTGTTCCTTCAATTCTGTATTCAGACAAAAAGTCTGTTTCAATTTTAATTATATCACCGACAGTCAAAGATGTTTTAGCGAAAGTAATTGTCTTAGCACTACCGTCATAAACATAGTCTTGAATAAATTGAGACAAACGACCGTTAATATAACATTTAATGTTGCTGGTTAAGATTGCTCCTGGTGGTACAAAAGGATCTACACCTAACACAAACTGATTTTGAATTCCGTCATAAACAAAGTAAGTTGTATCGGGACCTTTTAACGCCCTCCCGTTGATTTCAACAACCATCGAAGATGCTGCTGAGGAACTGACGATGTTTTTAAAATTGCTTTCACTTTGTTTTACTGGGCCAGCTGATAATGGATCTGGAATTACAGAATTATCTAGATTATAAAAACGTGTGCTACCATCAAATATAAAGATCTGTTGATTTACTTTTACAATCGACGATCCGTCTAATACCGATGCTGTGTTAGATCCTAATGCTATTATCTCAATAATATCGTTGACATTAGGAGTAGTACCAAATTGAATCAATGTTCTGTTAGTCGAATCAACAACTCCGGTGCTATTGATAAACCCAGTATCTTGATAAACACCGTTAACACTAACAAACACTGATTTTGTATCTATATAAACAGCATTGGTTAAGAATAAATTAGTTTCACCGTCGGCGATAAACTGTTGATAATCTAACAGAGCGTGGCCGCCGATTCCAACAGCAACAATCTCAATTACGTTACCTGCTGTTGGTGCAGTATTAAATGTTATCTGATGGCTAGCTAATTGAATGTTGTAATCTGTACCTAATATTTTGAGAGACTTATTAACATAAGCAAGAACCGATGAATATTCTAAAACCTGAATTCCAATATCATAGGTTCTAGTTACTCCATCGCTTACAATAGTTCTCGCTTGGATCGGACTCGGCCCGCTCAATGAACTCTGGAATACTTTGATCGAAACACTATCAAGTACTTGGCCTGGAACATTTTCTTCAGTTGCAGAAACTTGTTCTGGGCTGATAAACTCGCCGCCTTCAATAACAATTTCTTCAGCGGCAACACCGTTAGCCGTAGTATATGCACCTGCCATTGCTGCCAATGTGCCTCCGCTGAGATTAGTATCGACAATATTAGGATCATTAATTGTTACAGAACCGTCACTGTCTTCTGGTCTAAAGATCAATATGTCTCCAGCATCTGTGTGGACATAAATTCCAATAGGAATAACTCTTGTAGAACCGTCACCAACAAACGTTGGAATCACAGCATTAGGATTTGTAACCATTGCTGAATCTCCGGCAATGTTGTATAACGGATCATCAATCCTAATAGCATTTGCTTGCCCTACACGTTTTATGTAGATCGTTATAACCTGTCCGCTTGCCGGAGCTTTGTCAAAGATATATTCAGTGGTGCTGCCATCTGAAACATAATAAATATCGGCTGCTGATTGAACGCTATCCCAGCTGTCTGTAAACCAAGGAAGCGCATCCCATCCGCCAGTGACTTCAAACGTTGTGCCTTGTACTTGTACTCCACCAAAATCAAAACCGGTCATTAGCTGATTGAGTTCGTTACCTGCCATACCTACTGCATTATCTGATGTTGGATCTGTTAGGTAATATTTTGTTATTCTATTAACAGCATCTAATAATTCGTCATTCTTTTCATAGGATACTGTAATTGCATCGCCTTTAGCCGGTGCTGTAGCAAATATAATTTTACCTTTTAAAATATTATATCCGTCTTCGTTGGTCTTAAACAAACTAATAGAGTATTCGTCTTTATAGACAACCTGACTATTTTTTAAAATTTTAATTTTAGATTTATCTCTTGTCGGGGCATATTCTAAATTAAATACTGCAGAATTACCCGAGGCTGTGAATGTTTGACTGTGTGAGAACGATTTAAACAACCCTTCTTTTGACACCCTATCAAACTTCATTGTCATATTAAATGTTCTGGCTTTTGTATCGCCTAAGATAGCAACAGCTTTGGCAATATTTGCACTATTTCCGTTACCTCCGACCAGTGTAACTGTAGCCTTGGTATAACCCGAACCCACATTAAGAACTACTATTCCAGAAACCGCCCCATTGGATATGTAGGCTTGTGCTGTTGCTCCAGTACCGTCACCATCAATTACCACAGTCGGTGGCGATGTGTAGTCTGTACCAGCATAAGAAATTTGGATATCTGTTAGAGAATATGTATGATTATCAGTCCAGTATTTCCAAGGATAAGATCCAAGACGCTCGTCTGTAGAGGTAATGGCTGCTACCTTACCTTCCACTGTTGAGAATGCAGGCGGAATATCAAAATCAGCTACCGCAGAACCGTACTGCTCGACAGTATCGTATCGACTGATGTATTCTCTTACAGTTGTTCTGTATGGTTTAACTTCGTTGATATAATCTTGGAAACTTTCGAGATTGTCGTTCTTATAGTTTAGTTTTTGTTCAAAAGCACCAACATTGTGTGTTGCTTTTAATAAACTTGTTTTAAACAACCAATCAACATATTTTTGTTCTGTTAAAACTGATCGTATGGATATAAAGAACAAGTTGTTCCAGATGTTTCCTAGACCTAGATTATAGGCATTTTCTTTAGTTGCCTGCAGAATATTTCTTAATTCTTTGGCATTTTCAACGTCATATGACCCAGTGTCATATGAACGTGTATTGTCATATCCAATTCCTGAAGTAGAAGTATTATAGAACGCATCGCTGATCTGAATCGTACCTTTTTCTCGGCCGACTTGTTGATAATTGTCTGCAAATGTTCCGCCGTCGGCTACTTTTAAGAACACAGCCCAACCGCCGTTGGCGTATTCTTTAACTCGAATTAAATCACCTATCTTTACAGAGATGCTTGGTTCATCTGAGATATTTTGAATTTCTTTAACGATTCTTGATGTTTCGTCATAGAGCCTTACTGGCACTACTGGTTTTGAATCTACTGCCCACCAATCGATGTACGACCAATAACGAGTAGTGTCGTAGTCTTGAGAACGACTTCTGTAGAATGTCTGTTTAACTGAATCCCAGGCATAGATGCTCCAGATGCCGTTTGCTGTACCATCTTGATTTACCAATACAGAGAAAGGACGAACAATAGCATTAGCCACTGTGTATTTTTTACCTCTAGTAACAACCGTTACAGAGGTTACTCTGCCTTGATTGTCAATAGTCAATGTAGCTGTCGCACCCGAGCCGTCGCCGTCGATTACGATCGGAGGCGCAACTTTATATCCAAACCCTGCCGATACAATATCAATCGTATCAACTTCACTGTTAACAATGTTAACGCTTAACACTGCCGGTTTAACACGAATAGTACCAACTGTTGTTAATTCTTCGTAGGTATCAATTGACACATCATATAGAGATAGCAAAGCGTTTGGTACTGGATCAACTGCGTATAGATACGTAAAATCTGCAACATCAGTGTAAGGGACCAACAACAAATAGTTGTTGATGTTGAATATGGTTATCTTAAGAGCTGCTACTCGATCAATAAACATACTTTGTCTTGGTCTAAAAGAAATACCGTGGCGTTGTCTTGCAGGCAATGAAGGATCAGGAACGCGGTTACCAACACTATCATAACCAACAAGACTATCAATCCATTTAGTTTCTAAGGATTTAGCAATAAGACCTCTTGCATCGCCTTCTACAATTAACTGATACTCATTATGGATAGCATTAAGATTGCTGTCGTCTTTGCGATATTCAATGTTTAATAATGCGGTATCAGATTTTAAAATTGACAAGATATTGTACAGTAATACTGTATCAGAAGAAATTATTGCCGCAAACGGTTTTCCAGAACCTGCTGGATTTTTAATATAAGATGCAACTGTTGATGCTGGAATTCTTCTACCTGGAGTATTTGCAGGAACTAACACGCTGCTCTTTACCCAGTAATAATATAATGTATTAGTTGGCAACCCTGTCGATGAATTGTATAAAACTTTTACAGCATAAACATTGTCATTGGGATACAATGGTTGACCAGAAATACCGTTAGCAATGCCATCGTTGGTATCTGCCAATGCAGCCCACTCGCTTGGAAGCAACACAGTTTCAACCCATTCGTATACATCTACGCTTGAGCCTGCTGCCAACGAACTCCAGTTTGCTATTCTATAAGGAGCATCACCTTGCTCGTAGTAATTCCACTTAACTGTAGAAATATTCCACCATAGTTTTCCAACATTTTCTTTGGTCCACTCTTGCTCCGGAATCACTATTTGATTATCAGTGCCTACTGAGTATATTGCAGGGTCAAACGGCGTCTTAAAAGATATCTCTTGTTCTGCATCATCTAAGATTTTAAGTTTAGCTGGATCAATGATATCAAGGTCTTCTAATTTAATATCTTTAACAGCATCATATAATGCAATACTTCTTAATTTTGTGTAGTCTACCACAGGACTTTGAGAAGCAAGTGTATTCCAAGAATTTGTAGTTGGATCTTTTCTAAACAGTCTTACCATACCTGTGGTAGAGTAATCTGGAGAACCAACGGCTATCGCAGAACCTTGACAGCTAACGCTGTAACCAAAAGATTCAAAAGGTGATAGAGTATCGATTAACTTTTCTGTCAAGAAATAATAATCAGATTTTCTTTCAAATACATAAACCGCTCCGGCATCGCCTGAACCGTTCGCAGGAGTATTTTTTGAGCTAACAATAATTTTTTCAGTGTTGCTTGTAATATCTACGCTTTGACCAAAATATTCGTCGGCATAACTTTCAAAGTTTCTAAGTTTTTGTTTTAATCTAAATTTAAATGTTGTTAGATCATCTGTTCTGAATACATAGGCAGCGCCTTTATATTCAAGATTTAAATTTGCCATTGGACTGGTTACAACTAATGATGTTCCTGAATAATCCAACGCAACTGCAAAACCAAACTTATCACCAGAACCGATCGTTTCTGTCGAGTCGGATATGTCACTAATACTATTCAATGTAGCATTGTCAATTGTTTGTTTTAGGACATAAGCACCATTAACTAATTGATATAAAAATACCTTACCAGAATGTTGCTGTGTACTGTCTCCCATTGACACCCAAGGGCTTCCAACGTCTGGCACGTCGCCGGTGCTACCAGCAGAGTTAATATCTAATGTATAGTATAATGGCCCGTATTGTACAACATCACCGCCTGAGTAGTTGTGATCCGGTCTCCATATTCCTCTATAGTTTGCAAAATATTGTCCATCACTGTTAGGTGCACCAACTGCTAACACAGTGCCAGACATATTCAATGCAACACTGTAACCATATTGATCGTTGATTTTTAAAATTTCAACCAATTGATTATTGGCAATAGTTGGAACTTTTGTTGAACCGTCGTCGATTAATGCTGCCTGTTGAGGCAACATATATTGTCCTGATTGGTGTGTCCATTCAGTAACTGTAACTGTTGCTCCTGTTAGATCAATAGTAGTTGTAGGGGTACCTGAATAGATATAAACCCTACCAGTGTTATCAACTGCTCCGAGCGCAGAAACTGCCATTTTATAATTTAAACCATCGCTAGACAGAGAAATGTTTGAGCCAAACATTTCGTTAGCTGCGGGACGTGGGCTGGCATACGTTTCTCTAATTTCCCATTGTTGGTTTGACCACTCGTACAATGTAACCATACCTTGATGATAGAAACCATCACCTAACGCAGATCCTGCTGCAAGGTTTACTGTTGCTGGTACCCAATCTTGAGTATAGATATTAATTGTGCTGCCGTCACCGCGTGTGTCACTAACAGCCTGCCATAGATCACCATCATACAATACGATATCGTCGATGAAATAATTGTTTGTAGGCACAAACAATCCTCTAAAGTTGCTGTGTATTCCGCTTGCTAGGGGAGAGCCAATCGCCATCCATTTGTTATCTGGGCTAATTGCAATCGACGACCCAAAGGAACCATTTGCCTGTGTCTTAAATGCATCAGGCGGAAGAATAATTTGTTTTGGAATCAGGCCTGCAGTTGATTCAATATATGCTACAACGATTCCAGATTCTGGGATACCTACAATAATTTCTTTTGTGGAATCGTTATAGATTACTTTAGAACCAGCACGTAGCGGTGTAGTTGTTCCAAACTCAACAATCTTTGTTGAGGTGTATTGCTTGTATTTTTCAATAACTTCCCATAGACCGTTACCGTTGTCGTCTAGCCAAAGTTTTGATCCTTCTGCTAATAGTGCAGCAGCTTCTTGATCAACTGTTCCATAATTTGAAAAACGTACAGGAGTAAACAAATTGATTTGATAAACATCGGTTCCTAGAACAGGAGTCTCGGCGGACGCTGAAACAGTTACGGTAATTGTTAACGTATCAACAGCTGAAACTTTAAAGAATCCTGTTAAGTTTGTAATATTTCTAAATCCAACAACATCACCGATATTAATACTATGCGGTCTTGTTAAAGTAACTGTTACACTAGTCCCTGATTTAGATACTCCGGTTACTGTGAATACTGTAGAAGCATTTAATCTCCACACAGTCCAAGATGGGACATTAAAAGTTAACCAAATGTTTGCATTTTCTAAAACTGTAGAAATATCTAAATTCAAGATGTCATCTGCTGTTCCTACAGCATAATCTGTCTGATCTAATTTTACATAACCTGCAACCTGAGTTGGTTCAGCTTCTAACGACAGCGGATGTATATCTGTTGTATACGGTATCGGTGCAAAGGTAAATGCCGATTCTGGAACCCTATAATATTTGTCGCTGCTGTAACTAGGAACAGAGTTAACTGCTACTATTGGCTGCGGATTAATTAAGAAATTGGATTTAGACAACTGAATTTCAATTTGACTTAGTTGGTCATATCCACCAACTCGACCAACTCTAAATGCCCATTCTTCATCTAATACGACACTGTCTCCATCATATCGACTTAGTTTATCAAAGACCTTATGTATGGCGTTTGCTGTGCCTTTTTCTCTAATAAATCCTTGATATAGCTGAAATTGTGTTATAGGATCTTGTGCAAGGTTTTGTAGATAATCTCGTGTTTGATATCCCACTGTATGTCTTGCAAGATCGCGCTGTGTGTTACCGATGCCCTCAGAGGCAACGTTAAAGTAGTCGTCAAATTGATTGATCTTATAATCAAAATTTGACACCAACTGTTTTTCAGGAACACTGTCTAACTTGGTCCACATTGTATAATCAAAGACTTCTTGGCCCATCTGGTTCTGCATACTGGTCCAGTAGTAAGATTTATAAGCAACAATGTCTCCCAACTTGTAATCTGTAAATGGCTCCCAGACAGCTATATCAACGTTGTCAAATAAGAAACCAGGACTTGTATAGTCACCGTACCAATCGGTAGTTCTAAAACCTTGAGATTTAATCCTCTGTTGGCGATATCCTGTTGCTTTATCGTAGATTACATCGTTGAAGACTGTTCTATCATCAAACACAGCAACGTGTTCTTTTAGAACATAATACAATCTAAGGAAATAAATCCCGTCAGTGGTATTTGTTGTTTCAACAGTGATTTCTTGGAATTCACGATTAACATTTATATACTGAGGTTGTAAAGGTTTTCCGTCACTCTTCAATACCTGATAATCGTAGAATCCATCTAATAGGTTGTCAGCAACCCCAACAGGAGTTTGAATGTCGATTTTTAATGATGAAGGGCTCAACGAAATAATAGAGCCTACCGCCCAATTATGTTTTGTCCAGAACATAAATTCTTTACAACTAGTAGTCCAGTCTTGACTTACCTGATTATCTGGATCATAATTTTCAAACAAGAATCCTTGAGATTTTAGATAGGCTTCATATCCTAACAAGAAATCTACAACTCCTTGAATTGTTGTAAAGTTTGTTCCGTAGCCAACTTTTGTAATTTCAAAAGTATTAAATGCTCTTCTCTTATATGCTTCTACCGCTCCCACTAATGGAAGTTTTGGTAGCTTCTTCCATAGAGTTGCATTGCTCAGCCCGTTGGCGTCTAGATCTTGATGCGTACTTAAAGAACGGTAATATGTATTGTTATATCTTGCAATGATGCCGTTGGCAAAATCTGTACCGGCGGCCCATTCAACAAAGTTTTCACTTATTCCGCCTATCGACAACAGCGGATCGGCCTGGCTTTCTTGTGCTTCAAATGTATTGAAGTAGGGATGTATATCGTCATAGCCTGTTATTACCCACCCAGTTTCACTCTTTTCTACAATAACTCCACTGTATGAAACTGTTGCGATCGGTGCGCTGGTATTAAAAATAATATCGTAGTTTTCAGCAGGGATATAAATGCTACCACTGGTCGATTTTGGATTTTTGCTATCTAATAGATATTTCTGTTGTGCTTTGTCAACAAAGCCGCTTAGTCTTGTTGACAAGTTAACATCTAGTCCTTTGATTTTGCTTTCAATAACATCAAGAGATAATCCTTTAGATTGTGCATAGCTTACTAGATATTGTACCAACCCTGATGCTAGATCAACGCCGGGGCGTGGAATTACTAAATCTTCTAACGTTATAAACAGTCCTGTGTCAACATTAACTGTTTGTCCTAGGTTGTTTAATTTAATTCTAGATCTATCAAAGCTGTCTGTGATAAATTCAAAAGGTTTCATTAAACATAATGCAATAGCCACAGCAAATGGCCATTCAGAACTTGATCTCCAAGCATATTCAACTGGTCCGATGTCTCCTAACTTAAACGGACCTCTGTTATTGATTAAAACAAAGTTTCCTGCAAACCCAGAATCTAATGGATTGACTATGTTACCTTCGATGTCTACCGGAATATAATTTACTAATCCTGGTCGTTTGTATCTGTCATAGGTACCTGCTCGGGGACCTTGGCGAATTATACCTGCTTCTAAATCTTCCCATAGCAACAAGTTTCCACTGGTGTACGGTGCTGATCCATATTGTATATCCCACCAGTCTGGTTTTTCGCTGAATCCTAACATTTCCCAAGGACAACGATGCGGTCTGTCGGTATCAAATGCCCACTGATACACACCTCTCCAATAGCCTGGTAGATTCTGTGTACCTGATGGATCAGACATATTGCTATAGGTGTAGGTAAATGGTTCGGTGTCAATAAAATAATTGTTATTAGTATAATCAATATTTGTATTCTTAACCCATCTTAAAAATTCTTGCTCAACAATTTGATCAAGTTGTGATTTGGTGTATAACGCATTACCGTAGTAACCGCCAAGAATCGCATCGTTATCAAAAATTGCCGGATCATATTGTTGTTTAATGTTGTTATAGATACGATATTCTAATTCTAATAATAAATCATCTCTGTAATCACCGTAGGTAACAGTAAGGCTACCGTCGTGTCCTTGAATAACTGTTTTAGGTTCGCGATAAGTATCATCTACAAATATCATCGGAGTATATTTTTTGTATAGCCCGAGAGATGTTGGTGTTGGTGGAACAAAACAATGAGCCGTGGAAATGTATTCTCTTATTTCAATTTTATCACCTTCCAACAAATCATTTTTAATAATAACAAAACCAAATGTCGGATTAAATTCATACTCTAAAGTATTCAACAGCTGACGACTGTTAATGTAAACATAAACTGCTCTTCTGCTTAATTCATTGAGACTAAATGCTTGAGATAAAGCAAATGTCTTGATACCGGTATCTTCAACAGTGTAACTGATAGTGTTAAAGGCTCCTGACCCGATCATATCTGAATCAGAGAATGGGGTGTCGACTGTTTTTATTCTTGTAAGTTCTTCAAGGATGTTATCAACAAAATCAGGAATAGATTTTACAAAATCTATTTCAGTTGATCTAGCCAAGAAATTATTTTTAAATTCTGTATATTGAGATTTTGCATATTGTAAAGATTTAATTATGTTGTTTGTCTTGTCGCACAATAATGCAATAGACACAGGATTAAGTCCAGCGTGTTTTAAAAATCGCTTGGCGTGTTGTTGATAGTCGACAATGTCTCGAAGATTAGAACTGCCCGGCAAAGATCCAGTAAAGTTATCATTAAATTCTAATGCAGAAATAACGTGATCCGCTGCTTGGCCAAATGTAAAGGTTGCCAGCGAATCATTCATCGGATTCTTTTCTAATCCGGAAGGAATTTCAAAATAACCTGTGACGTGTTCAACGTCGGTGATAATTTTTACAGAAACAACATCATTAACTGCAAAACTATTCTGGAATGTAAATGTTCCTCGATCACGTGTATAAGGATTGTTGATTAATTTTTCACCGTTAAGATAAAAATTAATGATTAATTTACTGTTGTCGGTTACAGATTCCCAATCTAAAGTTGTTAATGTTACAACATTAGTAGCTGACGGAGTAACAACGCTGTCAATCAGCGGTTGAATGTATGTTAAATCTGTTGCAATCCATCCATTAGCTAGCGATCCGTTTTGTTTGTAATAACCAGTTGATATTTTTTTAGTGTTAACTTTTTGTGATTCTGTATAATAGAAAGAATCTGTATCCCAAGTCCAATTAAACTGTATATCACCAATATTGTCGATGTTAAGATAGCTTAAACTAAATCCTAGCTGCTGATCAACAATACTGGTTCCTACTTTATATTCTAACAATGTGCTTCCAGCGAATGTAGAAATTGGATACGTTGTAGAATCAGAAAAACTAACTTCTGAATCATCAAAAGCATCAAATAACGGAGGCTGGTTAACTGTTGATTTCTTTTGGCTAACTACCCATTCTGATCCTGTGAAGTGGTACATCAGCCCTGCATTCGCTATTCCTCGTCTAACAAGAACACCCTGCCCTGCTAAAGATTCTCCGTCGCTTGCTTCTTTAAGATTAATTTGCGTATTGCCGTTAAATGTAACAAAATGAACAGTGTAAATTTTATTGTTAGCTAGGCTATCGGTGTCTGCTATAACTAATAATCTCGCTCCTTCGAATAAGAATTCACCGTCTACGTTATATCCAGTACTGCCTTCAATATTTGAAAACACATCAGAGGTATAGGTATCGATGTAATCAACTGTTATCTTTGATTCAGCGCCGTGATTAAACAATTGAATGTTTGGTTGAAATTCAATAATTGGTCGCTTTGCTCTTGCACTTTCTGGAGCTTCATAATCAGTCCCACGAATCCCGTGTGCATAATCTAAAACACTTCTATGAAACCAACGATTATATCTAGACCAAGGATTAGAGTCCTTGCTGTTTCTTGCAATAGTAATATAGTCTAACTGCGAAGGATATGCTGTTGCATCATCAAAAGGCTGTGTGTCAAATCCTTCATTGTCGAATAATACTTCCGGAGTATCTTTAGTCAATACAGGAACAATTAAATCAAGATAGCGTGTCAATGTAATTCCGCTGCCAACACCTTCTATCAACCAACTGTCGTTGGCGTACATCGACGGAGTCACCTGCCCTTTAAATTCTATAATTAATCCGTTAGTGAAGACTATACCGTTGCTGCTGGTAAACTCTAATTTTCCAATAACTTCTTTATTGATATCTATTTTTGAGTTCTCAATAACATTGGTAATAACAATTTGACCAAATCTATCTGGATCAACTTTGCTTTGATAAAATAAAACATCTGGAGCATCAAAAGGAACTTTAAATGTCAATGTTCCGTTTTCAATCCCGTTGTTGGTTACACCTTGGTTGTAATCTAATACTGTTGTATGGTCAGCTAGGCCCAACGGTTCCCAGTCTTGTGTGTTAATATCAATAGTGCTACCATCGCCTGGGGAGATGGTTACTTTGGCTCTCCAAAGTTTATTATCAAAATACACCACCGATCCGGCGGCGTATCCTTGGGCTGGGAGATAGCGTAATGATCCTGTGTCATAATTTGTTCTAATTACAAATCCTTGTCCAGGGGCATTAATTTTAAATTTGTAGGTTTGGCCTCTATAAAATGTTAGTGTAGGATTATTAGTAGCACCGTCTGGAGTAATCACAAAAGACGATTGTGTTCCCAGCATAACTTTATAGCTGCTGGTAATTTTTCCCGATTGCCCGTAAACAGGCACAGGTGGTGGACCGTTTGGTTCCCAGTAATATTCACGGAAATTAATAAACTTGTCCCAATCAATCGGCGGGTTCCAAGAATAATGTTGTTGGCTTGTTACAAAATCATCTCTGTCAATATCATTGCCAAAAAACTTTATTTGATTTTTAAAATCAAGATAGTCATAAAAATCTAATATCTTTTGATTTTCTTTAAATGTAACGCCAGGCTCTAACTGATACCTGCTACGCAGAGTATTATCAGTATCGAGATAGATATCACTACCCCTATAAGTTTTTCCATATCTACGACCAATATATCCTACAGTTTTCTGTAAGACACCAGGTTGTATCAAAGGATCAATGACCGCAGATGTAAATTTAGAATTAGCACCAGTTTGGAATACTGTTGGCAATAACTCTACTGATCTTCTAATTGGTAATTGACTTTGTGGGTAAATTGACTTTGCCATATTTCTTATGCCGTTGTGTTAACTACTGAACTTGTTGAAGCTCGAATCTCTGCTGCTGTAATTGCTGTAACAATTTCAACATCATCTACTGTTGCACCGCTTACGAAAATTTCATCCGGAGCACTTTGTATTTCAAACAAACTACCGAATACCTGGGATATCTGTCTTGGAAGAATTACAAGGTTGCTGATATCAGGGGCAGTTGTATTCAAAATGTAAGTTGTTAATTCGCTGAGATAAAATCTATCACCAAAATCCCAATTGTTTACATCAAAGAATGTGTTAATAGCATTTATAATTCTAACTTTAATATCGTTGTCGTTTACGGATTTGTTAGGATTTTTAACTACCTTAAACTGTGCCTGTAATTTTATATCGGCTTTAGCACCAAATAATACTTTGTATCTAACAGGGTGATATACAACTTCATCACTAACTGTTTTAATCAAAGACAGCTTGCCACCGAATACATCTCTTAATCCATCATTATCCGGCGGAGTAGGCTCCACTGTCAATGCTCCAGCTAACCAGTTTCTATATGAAGTATCATAAGATCTAGTTAATAAAAATAAATCAATAATATTGCTAGAGCTTGGATCAATTCTTCTCTCAGCATCGGCATTGTGTAGATACTGGAATTTGAGATTATCACGTCCGATATTTGCCTTGTATGAAGAATCTAATTCTAAAGTATTAGTAGTTCTATTGACCTTTTTAACTCTATCTTCTAAAATATCGTAAAAATATATCAGCTGGCCATCTTCATAGTCTGTTACACTGATAGATAGTTCGCTTGAACGAATTAAAATCATATCGTTACTGTTGTCAACTAATTGATAATATGTTGCACCAGAAGTATCAACTGACTGTTTAAAGAACAAATATCTATTAAGCGCATCTTCTCCGACGATATCTTCAAATGCCTGAGGGTTATCGATAACGCCGTTTTCATCACTGTCAAAGAACGCTAGTTTAATCTCGCTGGTGCTTTCATACCCGTCATCAAACTTTATACTATCGTCGATCTGGAAGGGGATATCGACGCCCAACGCCGAAATTAAATCACTGCTAGTATTGATACTTAAAATCTTAACTTGGTCTTTGACCACTGTTCCTGTTTGGCTGTTATAAAATGACTGAGTATCGTCATAGTAAAATCTATTCTGCATCACACTACCAAATACATAGGCCATTGACCTAATTCTAATTTCATACTGTTCTGGTTGTTTAATAAATGCTATCATCCAAGACGAGTCTAAATTTAAATTTGTTGAGTCGCCTGATTTACCTAGACTAAAAGGACTTACTAAATCCAAGTTAGGTGTTGTAATAATTTTCCAAGATGTTGTAGTAACATCATAGCGAAGACCAAAATTTAAACCTTCATAGACTTGGATGGCAGTTTCTTGTGCTAGTGCATCAGTAAGATTCTCAGCCCATTTTGGAACGATCCTAGCAGCGACTGATCCATCCGGAACTGTGGTGTTAAATGTCACTGGTCCCAATCCTGAAGGTAGCGTGCCACGGCCTGCGTTTGTGCCGTCGCCTACTACCTTAACAACTTCAGTCCAGATATATGAAGTCTGCAAAGGATCTGAGGGATTTGCTGTAACTAATTTTCCTTTTCTAAAGGCTTTCCCAGTCGGTGGAACAAATTTCATTAGAGCCCCAGGAACTGCATATTTCAAACTGTTAGTAGAGTATGAACCAACTTTTCGCAAACTATTATCTGTTGAGTTATAAAAATAACCTGTGGTAATATTTGTACCTGTGGTTATCTGTTTCCATCTAAAGTTTGCAGATGCGGTATCAAACAAAATTTTGTCATATTTTGTTAGGTAAAAATTAAACACATCAGTGTCTTGGAATATACTATAACCGCTCGTGCCGCCTTGGACCAAGAAATTTAAAATATCGATTCTGTTGTTAAAGTCTTTAAAAGACAAAGTCTTTTCTACATACTCTTTATAGATGTAACCGTCATTGGCAAATACATTAACAGAACTGTATTTTCCGCTAGCGTCGATAATTTCAAAGTTTCTTGAAATTCCACTAGACGTTCTGTTAATTGATTTTACTTTTAAGATATCTTGACTGGTACCCAACGGTGCAAGATTATAATCTTCACCAGTTACCATTCTGTTTTGTGTATAATAAACAGCAGGTGCGTTTGTTCTAATAGAATCAATTGTTTCACTAGCAGCCGATGAACTAACTGTGTATTGCAGTCCAAGACCGATAGTAATTGTTTGTTGTATCCCTGCCTTGTTATAATAAGGAACAGAAATATTAATACCCTTCATTTCATTTGGATATATTGTATAAGAAAGACCATTGCTGACTCTGTAGTAAAAACGGAAGTTACCTTGTGGCAAGTTACCGTAGACACCATCAGCAAATGTTAAATCTACTGTGTCATTTTCTTTTGTAACAATTGAAAAAATATTTCTAATATTTTGTGACACACTGTTGTAAACAATGTTGTTGCCGATTAAATTAGCTACCTGTGTCCACTGATCAGTTTGTGTGCCAACTGAATCTAAGCTATACAACCAAACATCATCGTTGTTGATGTTTTGTGCGCCGACGCTGATTGTTTCATTAGTTGTTGGTACATCAATATTAAAATCTGCAAGCTCTAGACTGCCTTGCTTAAACATCAGATAAAAACCAGTGTTTGCGCTGCCTGGGCCTTTACCATCATTCTTATAAACAAAGCCTAGTTGGTTTCCTGGGAAAGGTGCTTCTTCATAGAAATAGTTTTGACCGTTGAAAGTAGTACTAACTATTTCAAATTGCATACCTCTACCTGATACTGTTTTGTCATAGGTAAAAATAGGAACATCTGTTGATGTTGTGCGGAATCGATATTGTTCTGTAGGAATGCCTTGAACTGTTGCAGTACCTTGACTGCGACCAAATTCTGTATTATCTGCCATTGCGGCGTTTAACACAATAATAAACTGCTCTAACCAGTTTGAGTTTGTTGGGTCATTCCATTGTATGATCTGGTTAGCAAGATTTTTTCCGTTGCCGTCTAGCAAAGATTCTGTAGTTGTTACAGTGGTAAACTTCAAAAGTCCTTGGGCAGCAATATTTCGTTTGGCGTTATAGCTCAACATACGAGCAATTCGTAGTACGCTTTCTTTACGTTCTGCTAACTCAATGAAGTTTTCTCTTGATGCTAGATCGACACGGAACGCAAGACTTTGACCAATGAATGCCACTGCATCGATCAACGCTAGATATTCAGAACTGTCAATGTAATCATTGAAATCTTCAGGATAGTTCTGGCGCAGATATGTGATAATAACCCTGCGTAGATTTTCAAAATCGTAAGATTTAAAGTCAGCATTTCTAAATGTCTGATATATTCTCTTCCAATCTTGATTTAAAATTAGGTTATTCTGTCTAGTCGTTGTGGTCATTTTTCGTTCCTATAGCATATTTACCATATAAAATTAACCGCTTACTTAATGATAGAGTTGGCTTTATCAAAGTCAAAGGTCATACGTTCATTAATATTAAACGGAATATACACTAGGTCCGCTTGTATTCTAATGCCCTGCTCTGTGGTGTCTACGGTTACAGCGTTTACTGCGATTCTCGGATCATAGTTAATAATATCTTCTACGTCCTTGGAAATAATTCTTTTAACATCTTCTGTGAAAGGTTCAAACAGCATATCCCAGATAACTGTACCAAAATCTGGATTTTCTAATTTTTCTCCTTTGCGGATATGGAAATGATTCATAATATCTTGCTTGACTAGATCCATATCATAGAGCTTGTAATTAGTTGCAGATTCTTGTGAATTAAATCCTCTATAGGTAAAGGAATTATTTCCCTGTGAACCAACAGATGCTTTGTTAGTAGCTACAGTTTTAGTGTTGTAAAGTCTTTTTAGTACAGCCATATTATACCTCTCTATCTGTTTCTTCAGGTGTCATTAATTGCGGAGCCATATTTTCGTGAAGCAACCAAGGCTCGTGCATCGGTATGCGTTTCATAATGCTTTTCATTACCCCAGCCTGATATTTTTTAGGATTCCAACCAACTTCTATTGAAGTCGATGCGTTCGGTCTTAATTCCAAAGGCTGTACGAAATCAGCGACTGTTGCAGGAGTTGCGGCAATGCTATTCATATAGATCTTAGTTGCAGACTCGATATGATTACCGCCGCTACCAATATTTGTATTGTTTCCTGCACTGAATAAATTATCATTGTTGCTGTTAATTTCGCAATTTGTGTTGCTGGAAATTTTTGTAGCCTGTCCAACTAATAACTGGAAATTTTGACCTACTGTAATCTTTGCTTCTGCATTGACTAAAAATTCTAAGTCGGTGGCTACTTCAGCGTGCCAACGACCCGTTTCAGTTTTCATATTAATGTTACGGCCAGCTTCCATATTAATGTCACGATCAGCACGTATGTTTAAATCTGCTTCGGTGTGGATACTAATACTATCAGCAGCATAGATATCAATCTTACCGTTAGCAGTTAATTCTACCCAAGCGGTTCCTTGAGCATTGGCAATGTAGATTAAATCTTCACTGTTGTGCATCAGGATCTGATGACCTGTTCTTGTGCGAACACGGAAATATTCATTGTATGGAATATCAGGTTGACCGCTTGTGGTTGGTTTATTTTCTAAAGAATCAACATATTCAACCGGCCCTGTCTTTGCTGGGGTTTTACGTTGATAGCGATCATCGCCGTCATCCATTACCAATGTTGTTCCGCCTAGTCTACTAACTGGAACCGGTGTTGGTGTTTGATCTTTGTCTTTGCCTTGTGAACCTTTCTTTGCACCAGGACGACGATCTAATGGCCCAGGAGTGCTAATACCAAATACCATACTAGGCACTTCTCGTCTTGCCGATGTTGTAGTTACACCACGGACATCATCTTCTAATAGTCCCTGTCTAAGAAATGCATCTGCAATAGGATGTACTGCTTTTTTAATCTTATCAGTGTCAATGCTACTTTCGCCTTTATCGCCCGGATCTGCATTGATCTTTTTATTCATCTCGCCGGTTGGCAACGGCATCTTAGTATTAAACTTTTTATTGTCTTCTGTGGTTAATTCTACCTGCGTTGTTCCTGCAATCGCTGGCACCATTTGATTAGCAAATCTAGGAGGAATACAAGCAAACCAATAACCTTGTCCTGGGTCACCGTTGACAAACGAAACTAAAACTGTAACTCCTACATCAGGCGGAACAAACCACATACCGTAAGATTTTTGTGTGTCGTTGAAATCGGCTTTGTTTTGTCCCATATACTCAAAACCAGTATAGCCAAAGAAAGGACTGGCAAAGCGAACAACAAAAGTCTGACTGTCGTCGCCTACAGTATTGCCTTGCTCTCTTAACAAAGTGACTTCGAGATCTCCCATAAAACTAGGATCAAGATGACTTACTACTCTGGCTGTATACAGCCCAGAGCCCATATCGGAGTGTTTTATTAAGTCGTCCGTCGGTCTTGAATATTCTGCCATTAACCTTCACCCCATCCATTGTTATTATTATTAGATGCTACTGCTTCTGCTTTTGTAGTAGGACCAGTGTCTTGCGGAGCGTCCTCTGGAGATTTAGCATCTGGTACCTTACCTTCCAACACTCTGTTTACAGAGTTTTGTTTTTCTTGTGTTAGTGCCTTGCCGTTGAAATCTTGTGGCTGTGCTGGCATTCTCACACATTTTAATTTTTGTTTGAAAAGGCCGTCATTGAACATATTATCACACATTACCACGCGATAGATTCCGCTGAACGGACTTTCAATAGATGCATCTGCTGGAAAATCATATAGGCCAGTATTTTCGTTTAGGTCAACTGGTGTCTTAAAACTGATGTAAATGTAAACATCAGTACCTTCATAATTCATTGTACCGTCTTCGGTAATCAGTGCACCTGGACTTACTGGTTTAGAAAAATAGTTAGACATTCCGCTATCTATCATCCAGTACGTATCTCCTAATATTTCGAGAGATAACGTAAACATATCAGCACTTGTGCCTTTAAGAATAGATTCTTGAAAGTTTTTTGCAACCTGTCTTTCTGTACTTCCGGCTGTACTACCACCAACTGTGCTTTTTAATAATTCAGGATCTCGACGAGGTCTTGATCTTCCAAGATTAGCAGTTAATGCTTCTTTAGATTGATCGCCTTTACCGGCAGAGACTTTTGTCTGCGGATTATTTTGTACACCTTGTTGATTAGGATCACCAGCTGTTCCTGTTTTAGATTCGTTGCTGGGATTTACACCTGAGTAAAACAAATTGTTAATTTCAATATCAAATTTTAATATATCAACGTTCTTACCAGTGTAGATATAATTATAGGCTTTTTTAATTTTCTTTTCTAATTCGTTGTAACCTGCAGAGGCTGAGGTAGGCGGTTCAAAAATACTTTCGTGTACTAAGAAAGGAACTACACGATAAATTATCTTCATCGCATAGTCACCGGTTAGCGGATCAAATTTATCTGCCTGAAGCTGTACTTGTACATCTAATTTAAACCATTTGATAAAACCATTCTGTTTATTGTTTGGATCTAAGGCCGCAATCGCATAATCAGAACTTACAATAACCTGATTTATAATTGCTGTAAGACTCTGTCCTTGTGCAAACTGGAAGTTACGTGTCTTAGGATCAATGGTCATATTGTCACGTTTAACTTTTCCAGTTTTGGGATCTCTCTCGTCATTTTTCTTAAATCGGAAATTACCACCTTGACTTTGAGTAAATCCAAGGTCGCTTGTTGAGATAGCATTTCTACCAAAGTTTGCTGTTTCTATTCCAAGGGAAGCTCCGGCAACTGCTTCTTTCGGCGGAGCGGCGTTAGGATCTACAGTGGCTTTAGGAGGCGTTGTCAATGGAGGATTGTTTGTATAAAATTCATTTGACTCTGTTGGAAATTGAATTTCATAGATGTCAGGATAGGTTATTAATTTTTCTTTTTTTAATTTTTCTTCGTTATCGTTGAGAAACCTAATTAGACTCTTTTCTCCTGTGACCAATAAATCTCCAACCGTGCCGGCGTCAAATTGTCCTGTTTTAGTTGTTGAAGCTGCAATGGCAACATCGTTATAGGCAACGTTAATTGCATCACTGAATCCGTGATGATTATAAGGAATAGCTTCTACCTTATAGGTACTGCCTGACTCAGTTACAGAAAATTTACAACTGGTTAGTTTTAGTGTCCAGAATTTAGGTTTAACTGTGGTATATATTTTTCCATCTTCGTCATATCCTTGAATGTCTAATCTAAGAACATATGGTGCATTTTGCAGGTAGTTTACATATCCTGCTTTCTTAGCGGCAACTTCTAAACTCTGTAATAGTATTCCCATACTATAAGGTTCATAGATTTCAAAATTAAATTTAACGGCATTACTATTGCCAACTTTTTCAGACGAAGCAACCACAGATTGCATCGTAAAATTATTAACATAATATTCAGGAGTACCATACAATGTCTGCACACGCTGACTGTCATATCGGCCTGCTGAGGCAAATACCACGTGTTGTAGAGCAGCAGGACTATTGCGGTATGACACTGGATTATTGAATTGTTGCGGAGTAAGGCAGGCCATCGTCCATAACGGAGTATAAGATGCAAACTGCTCTAAAGGATTAAAAATAATACCTGTTAGATTTTTACCACCAGAAGTCGCTGTTTTATTAGGTGCTGTAAATACCGAGCTAACTCCGTTGGTGATTGTATCTATTGCTCTTGCAGGATTTAAACCCGTAACTCTTTCAACAACGCCCGTGACCGATGCTGTGGATAGTAATCCATTGAGTACTCCAGTCCCATCTGGTTTGGTTATTAGATTGTTTATAATTCCTAGATCTCTAATTGACATTTTACAATCCTAGAAATTTTTCTAAGTTAGATCTTTTAGGGATATAAATCTGAACACCTGGTTCAAAATCATAAATTGGGTCTCTAATAACGCTCATATTGCGTTGAACGAATACCCACCAAAGTTTCGGTGTTCCGTACAAATCATAAGACAACAAATCAGGACGATGCTTGTAATGGTTTTCAATAGTGTACAGAAAATCATCTGCTTCTGCAGGTACTGGTCTAATTTCTAACAACTCAAGATTAAAATTATTTTCTAGGGTTGAAGACCAAGGACTAGATTTTGCGTATCGTGATGCCATATTAGATGTATCCTACACCCGGTGAACCGGCTACGCGGCCTTTGGCGTAGTCATTTAAGTTGAATTGGCGCAAACGTCTTCTATTGTAAACCGGAGTTACTGTAACTGTGATTGTGCTAGAAGTTGGAACCCAGGTATTGGCACCATTAATGCCGCAGTTAATATAGTTGACATCATCTTTAAGATCTACAGAAAATGATTTAATAACTACCGGAACATTGTCAAAAATATGAGAACCGTAACCAGACAAGTTACAAACAATGGGAGGGTTACCTGCGTTGTCTCCTGAACCAAAAAACATTTTTGTAGCTGTCTTAAAGAACATTGTTGCAGCAATCCAATAAGCCGCATCTGTTTCAGTTTCACAGCTAAATTCGCCTGAAATTTGAATGTCATCAACTGTGCTGTTTTTGTATGACATATAGTTATAGTTACTATGTGTTGGCTGAACTGTTGTGTATTCTGCTTTTGTTGAAACTGTGATTGTAGGTGTGTAGGGCCAAACTACGCCACCGGATCTATCTAATAATGCAAACCACGCATTGCCTTGGAAGATCGGCCAATTGGCATTGATTCTTACTCGCCAATCATTGGGATTATTTGGATTCAACTTAATTGCAGGGCTTTGTTTAAGAGCTAGTTCACCGCCTGCGGGTAGATTTTTTCCTCTAGTAAGGCTAAGCAAATTGTTTAGCATTCCTGCTGCTGAAGATATCGATCCAGCAATACTCATTAAGCCACCTGCTAAGTTACCGCCAGTTAATTTTCCGATGCTACCAGAAATATCTGAAGTAATGTTACTGGTGTTTGCTGCCACAGACTGTAAACTATTAATTGCTCCGCCAACGCTAGACTGTACGGTACTGGCTATTCCACCAAATGCGCTTGCACCGGGGATCGAAGTACCGGCTAAGGTGGTTAGATTTCCAAGTCCCGATGTTATGTTTCCAGTTAGACCGTTTAGGCCGCTACCTAGGCCGCCTGATGCTTGGTTAACAACGTTGTCAAGGTTAAGTTTACCTAGAGCGTCTCCTATCGCAGGTGCTTGACTTTGCGCAGAGGCAATAGATGCTTGGATAGACGAGCTGGCTTGATTAACCAACTGTGATAAAGGATTTAATGAAAGTCCGGCCATTTTGAGTGATTTTCCTTGTCGATACTCTATTTATTCTAAACAAAATGTGCTATTATAATAAGTAGTAGGAGAACCCATAACCAATGACCATTATACCAAAAATAAAGTACCTAACCAACAAAGATCTTCTTAAAGAGATCCACAGAAGTAAAAATACATATTGTAGTTTCTTAGCACCAGAATATTCAGATTACGATTTAATTATTACTAGCCTAGATAAGCTGAATGTACGTACTGTTGCAGAAGCCAAAAGAAACCGTGCTGCTAAGATGTCAAAACAAGCACACGAAACTGCTGTGCTAGCGGGCGGTAAAAAGCTGCCAGCAAAGGACTTTGAAATAGATTATAAAAAAGTTGCCAAACACGATGTAGTATTCCGTGTTATGACTTTTGAACACATTCCTCTTGCTCCTGGTCGTAAAAAGACTCTTAAAAATACCGCTGACAGTCACGACAAAGTTAATTTTCCTCCGTTCCAACATTGGAAATATGACGATCAAGGTAACTTGATCTGCGTTGGGAAAAGTCATTGGAAAGGCGGATTATCAAATGGATACTTCAGCAAAGACCACGGACAGATGACAGATAATTTAGCTCGTATGTTTATCAAATTATGCGAACGATATGCTACCAGAGGTAACGTTAGAGGATATACCTATAATGATGAAATGCGGGGACAGGCCATTCTTCAGCTTACTCAAATCGGGCTTCAGTTCGATGAAAGCAAGTCTGATAATCCTTTCGCTTATTATACTGCTGCCGTTACTAACAGCTTTGTACGGATCATTAACATTGAAAAGCGTAATCAAAATATTAGAGACGACATCCTTGAAATGAATGGTATGACTCCAAGTTGGACTAGACAAAATTCAGGTTCGAGCCCAACTGTTGCTGGTCCTTCACTACCGGTTACAGGCGGGGATGGAGAAAGTTTCGATTGACCTTAGTGTTGTAAATGTAGTACAATATTAAAGGAGATCAAAATGTCATTATTTAAAAAAGCAGCGTGTTTTACCGATATACATTTCGGACTAAAATCCGGTAGTAGAACTCACAACCAAGACTGCGAGGAGTTTGTAACTTGGTTCTGTGAAAATGCAAAAGCCCAAGGTGCAGAAACCTGTATCTTTCTAGGCGACTGGCACCATAATCGTTCAACCACCGATGTTAGTACAATGAACTACACAGTCAGTAATTTAGAGCGTCTGAGCCAATCATTTGAAAAAGTATATTTCATTCTAGGCAATCACGACTTATTCTATAAAGACAAACGTGAAATCAACTCTGTTGAGTTTATGCGGTTGTTTCCAAACGTAGTTCCAATCAAAGAAACACTAACAGAAGGCGATGTAACTATTATGCCTTGGTTAGTTGGAGAAGAATGGAAAACTGTACCTAAACTAAAGAGTCGTTACATATTTGGTCACTTTGAATTGCCATTGTTTTATATGAATGCAATGGTGCAAATGCCAGATCACGGACAGTTGCAAGGTGATCATTTCACAAATCAAGAATATGTATTCAGCGGTCACTTCCATAAACGTCAAAGCAAAGGCAACATTACCTATATCGGTAATGCGTTTCCACATAACTATGCAGATGCGGGCGATGATGATCGAGGAATGATGATCTTAGAGTGGGGAGGCAAGCCTGAATATCACACTTGGCCAGGTCAACCTACATTTAGAACCTATAAACTAAGTCAAATCATTGACAGTCCAGAAAAGTTGTTGCGTGAAAAGATGCATTGCCGTGTGACAATTGATTTGCCTATCACGTTTGAAGAAGCTAATTTTATTAAGGAACAGTTTATTCCGCAGTATAATCTGCGTGAACTGATGTTAATTCCAGAAAAGGTAGAAATAGAATCTAATGCTGTGCCGTTAGACATTAATTTTGAAAGTGTTGACACTATCGTAATGAATCAGATCAATGCTATTGAAAGCGACAGCTACGACAAAGGGATGTTATTGGAGATTTACAAAGAACTATGATAAAGATAAAAAACCTAACTGTACGTAATTTTATGAGCGTGGGCAATCAAACCCAGGCCATCGACTTTGATAAAGGTCAGCTTACTCTCGTCTTAGGTGAAAATCTAGATCTAGGAGGAGATGACAGTGGCGCTCGTAACGGCACAGGTAAGACTACTATCATCAACGGTCTTAGCTATGCAATCTACGGGCAGGCCCTAACTAATATCAAACGTGATAATCTTATCAACAAAATTAACAGCAAAGGAATGCTGGTTACTGTTACATTTGAAAAAGATGGGCAGGAATATCACATCGAGCGTGGGCGTAAACCCAACGTATTGAAGTTTAGCATCAATGGTCAAGAACAAGAGCTTTCAGATCTTGATGAAAGTCAAGGCGACAGCCGTGAAACACAAAAAGCCATTGAAGAAATGATTAGTATGAGTCACGAGATGTTCAAACATCTTGTGGCATTAAACACCTATACTGAACCATTCTTATCGATGAAGGCTGCCGATCAGCGCAATATCATCGAACAGTTGTTGGGTATTACACTACTAAGTGAAAAAGCAGAAGCACTCAAAGAACAAATACGACAAAGCAAAGACAATATTCAAACAGAAAACACTCGTATTGAAACTATCAAAATCAGCAACGAACGCATTCAGCAAAGCATCGAAGCATTAGAGCGCAAACAGAAAATGTGGGATGATACAAAAGAAAAAAACGTCGAGAACATTTTAAAAAGTATCGATCATTTGAGTCACATTGACGCAGAAGCTGAAATTGCCAATCATAGAGCACTTACAGAATACAATAACAAACAAAAAGATCTTGCAGATCTAAACAAAACCATTGCTCGTGCAGAAGCAGATATGGCTCGTGAAGAAAAGCAAGTTGAAAAGCTAAAGAAAGAGATCAAAGATCTAGAAGATCACAAGTGTTATGCCTGCGGTCAGGATCTACACGATAGCAAACACGAGGAAGTATTAGAAAGCAAAAAGAAATCTCTACAAGAAGCTGCATTACAGGCCTTGGCGACTAATACACAGTGGATAGAACTAACTGATGCTGTTAAAGAAATTGGCGAGCTAGGTGTGATGCCTAAGGTATTCTATGATACATTAGAGCAAGCACTGAATCACAAGAACACAATCGAAAGTCTTGAAAAGGATTTAATGCTCAAAGAAGGCGAAACAAATCCTTATCAGGAACAAATCGAAGAACTACGTAGCACAGCCGTACAGGAAATTGACTGGGAAGCTGTTAATACCTTGGTACGTGTTAAAGAGCATCAAGAATTCCTGTACAAACTACTAACAAACAAAGATAGTTTTGTACGCAAACGTATTATTGATCAAAACCTAGCGTTCTTAAATCAACGTCTAACTTATTATCTTGACAAGATCGGCTTGCCGCACATTGTTGAGTTTCAAAACGACCTAAGTGTTATTATTACACAGCTAGGGCAGGACCTAGACTTTGATAATCTGTCACGTGGTGAACGTAACCGATTGATACTCAGTATGTCGTGGGCATTCCGCGATGTATGGGAGAACCTATACCACAGTATTAATCTGTTATTCATTGACGAATTAGTTGATTCGGGTATGGACGCCAGCGGAGTTGAGTCTAGTATTGCTGTGCTTAAGAAGATGACTCGTGAACGCGATAAGAATGTATTCTTAATTTCACATAGAGATGACCTAACAAGTCGTGTAAATCACGTGCTTAAGGTTATCAAAGAAAACGGCTTTACAAGTTACAGCAATGATGTGGAGATTGTAGCGTGAATATCGAAAGTGTTAACGTAGCATTGACAAATATGAACCTGCTCAGGGCAAGGGTTCCTAAAGATTTGTTGATTAAAATGTTAGCAGAAGTAGAACAAATAGAAAAGGATGTAGATTCTGCCGAAGAAACTATGTCTGGCCTTTCATCACCTGGTGTTCCTAAGCATTATCGATTTACTACAGATACTGAAAAAGATCTAAAAGAATATATCCTAGCCTGTACAGTACGATATAGAGAAACCTGTCAGTATCTTGCAACGTTTGATGCTCCTAAGATTCCTCCACAATACTATTGTGAGCGTCCGTGGATCAATTTTCAAAAGGCTGGAGAGTTTATTCCTAACCATATGCACGGAGGTGTGCTAAGTTACACTATTTGGCTACGTATCCCTGACTGTGTTGACGAAACAAAAGACAGATTCTCAGGTCAATTAGAGTTTACCTATACAGATATACTAGGTAGAACACAAGGTGCAACTATGGGTGTTAACAAACACAGCATAGGTGAAACTATGATGTTCCCTAGTCTGCTAAGACATTGTGTTTATCCGTTCTTTGGCAGCGATGAAACTCGCATATCAGTGTCAGGCAATGTATTTCTCGGGAAAGAACCTTGAACAGTGACTATGTTTATCTAAGAGGACGTTATTCATCCTCAGAATTATCAACACTGAGAACTCTGATCAAAGGGTTACCTGATATCGGAGTTGGTGATCAACCAGCTGATGTTATAACAAAAACAGCATCAGTTAAATGTTTTAACTATTTTCAGGCTCAACATCTACTAGAAAAATTTCATAACACAGTACTAGACCTTAATAAAGAATACTTTGGCTTTAATTTATTTGAAACCTCACACTACGAAGTGTTAAACTATAATACCTACGATGAAAGCAACCAAGGCGAATACGATTGGCACAAGGACGGCGTAAAGAATCGTCCATTTGACATAAAACTAACAGCACTACTAAATCTATCAGAAGGCAATTACACAGGCGGCAAGTTTGAATTATTTTTAAACGGCTCAAAAGAGATCGTTGAGTTTGGTGTTCCAGGAACTATCTTAGTATTTCCTAGTTGGATTGTACATAGGGTCACTCCTGTAACGCAAGGTCAACGAATAACTCTAACAAAATTCTACACAGGTCCTAATCTACAATGAGTACAGAAAGTCACGATGAAATGATCGCTGCTTTTCAGGAATACTTTAAATGGCAGGAACGATTTGAATACAAAGGCTCTGACGAGGCAGGTATCAAAGCACGATTTTGGCTTTCAGAAATACGCAATCAGGCAAGTAAAAGGCGAGTTGAGATACAAGAAAAGCGCGAAGAACGCAAGTTAGCCAGAAAAGGCAAGTTGGGTAGACCACCCAAGGTAACTAAGTGAGTGCAATGGACGTATCAAAATCAAATATTAAACGAAATTCCAGAAGGCTACATTGGCTTTGTTTATATCATCACGAATAACACCACCGGACAGAAGTACATAGGCAAGAAATTAGCACAATTTAAACGTACTAAACCTCCACTCAAAGGCAAAAAACTTAAAAGAAGAAGCACAGTAGAAAGCGATTGGCGCGATTACTATGGTTCATCTGATAGGTTAAACGCAGACGTCCAAGCATTAGGTCCGGAAAACTTCACAAGAGAAATACTTTACCTTTGCAAATCCAAGGCAGAAATGTCGTATTTAGAGGCTAGAGAGCAGTTTGAACGCAGAGTTTTAGAGTCAGATGACTACTATAATGGCATTATAAACGTCAGAGTTGGCGGTTCAAATATACTTAGACAGCGTCTAGAAGAACACAAAAAGGCAAAATAAAGCGGTTTTTTGGCTAGCGCAGGCCTAATTTCGTGCGCTCTAAACCTGGTCTTCGTGTACACAGGGACGGAAAACCTTGCCGCAAAGGTGCTTAACCACTACCCGATTGGATGATGATCGCTTGTAAGACCTGCGATTTGGTTATTTGAATAATATAAAAGGCAAAATGAGGGGAGAAAAACCCCACGTCTGCAAGTCAGTTAGCGTTGATTTGTAGGCCGCCGTCATATGAAGACGCAGCTCGAGGTACCGGATGACCGCCTCTGTAACCGCTGTAACGCTAGAGTGTACTGTGCAACTCAGATAATGTACATCTATTTCGCCCGCAAGGGCGAAGTGTGACTGAACAATCTAGATAATGCTAAAAAAATGCTTCGCATTTATTATTCATCTTAAATAAGTTCAAGAAAGAAAAAATGCGTTGAGCGATAGCGAAAACGCAAATGAGCTTTAGCTCATTACTCCGATAAATAAAATACTTGAGCGTGTTTAGGAATCTATAAAAATGAAAATAACAGAATTATTAACTGAATCAGAAATTCAAGAAATGCAACATCTTGAAGAAGGCCCTTTAGGTGCTCTTGGCACTGGAGTCGGCAAACTAGCTGGTGGAGTAGCACACGGAGTTGGTGCTGTAGCTGGTGGTGTTGCCGGAATGGGCCGAGCATTTAAGAAAGGATACGCCACAGGTAAAGCCACAGTTGCTGGCGATGCTGATCCATATCCAGATGCCGCTGATGCAGAACAACCAGCAGACGCAGCTCAAGGTGCAGCCAACGGTCAAGGACAAGGTGGTGCTGGCGGAGCAGCTGGCCCTAATGGTACTGGTAACAGTATGGGCGGTAATGGCGGTAACCCTACTCCAACTAACGTAAATGTAAACACGACTCAAAATGCAGCGCCAGGTAATACAACAGCTCCTGCTGCTGATCCTGCAAAAGCAGCAGCTGAAGAAAAACAAGCAAAGGTAACAGTTGGTCAGATTAACAAACTGTTACCACAACTAAGAACACGTGACCTAAACAGCGTTAAAAAGAATCTAGATGCAGTTATGGCCAAGAAAGCACAGACTGACAAAGCAGCTAAACCAGCACCTGATGCAGCAGCTGGTGATGCAGGCGCAGGCGCATTTGGTTCAATGGCAAACACTCTACAAGGCAAAGAGCCAAACACAATGGCTAATGCTCCTGTAAGCAAAACAAATACAGCTCCAGCAGCAGACGCAGCACCTGCTCCTGAAGCACCTCCTGCTACAACAGCAGCACCTGCAGATGCAGCAACTACAACAGCACCTGCTGGTGAACCAGTAACTAAGCCAAAACGTACACGCAATAAGAAAACCGCAGCGGCTCCTGCTCCGCAGGCATCGCAGGCTGAGATTGATGCAGAACGTGACAGACTGCTTCCACAAGCAAACGACAGTATTATTAGAGTAGGCACTAACCTTTCTGAGAAACTAGCTTCTAAGATCCACAGTTCCAAACAACGTATGGTAGCTGAAGGTGTACGCAACGGTACATTCAGCATCTTTAGAAAGTACTAATATGCGTATCAATGAAGTCCTTGGTAAGGTTGATACTAGCGATCCTCAACATTTTGACAAAGCTAGAACAGCGGCTAAGAATTTGTTTAGTCCAACTACTTGGTTCAAAGACACAGAGAAAGCTGTTGATCCTAATCTAGTTCAAAATCCCTTTAGCTGGGCATTAGGACGTGATGTTGTTGGTGCTGTTGCAAACGGTGATAGACTGTTACCAGCAGACGTTAACAATCTCAAAAAAATCACAGCACAGGTTAAAAATGGATCAATGAAGCCAGCTAACCATATCAATAAAGATATTTTGGTTTCAGCGTTGGAAGCAGGGCTGCGCGGACAAGAACTAAACGCACAGCAAAAACGTGCTATGCTGGATTTCCAAGAACAGTTCCATTAAAAGAACGGCAGTCCAGATTTTTTAGTTGTTTCTAGATTTTCTTTGACTATCTCACCTATGAGCTCGCGTTCTTCGTAGCTCATATTCATAACTTCAGCATAACTAATACCCCGCATATACCAGCAGAGTTTTAGACAGTCTTTCTTGATTGATCTCGCCTCTTTGTCTAACCTTTCCGACTCTTGTAAAATCTCCGGCAGAGATAAGTTTAAGATTTTACGTCGAAAAAATTTGACTGATCCATTGTGACTGGAACTTCGTAATCCTGGCCACACTCCTCACAGTGAACGTGCTGAGCTTTTAATTCAATTTGCTCTTTCATTATTTTAAGATGATCTGATATTCTGTCAAACACATCTTTACTACAGTTATTGATAAACTCTTTGATCTGTTTTTTGTCAGTGGTAGCACCGTTAGGTGTTTCAATTTTAGAAATACAATCGCTGATAACATCAACAGTTAGTTCTGTAATCTTGATAAAACTTTTGCCAAACTGTTCAACTTTCTGCTCATCATCCATTTTTTCATCATTGATGATAGCAAAGATCTTTTGCTGTTCAAGTGTTTTGATCTGAGTTCTTGACAGTTCTTTATAGGTGTAAGGTCTGAGATTGATGATCAACGGATCGATCACCACAGTATCATTGTAGACAAACTGACTAAACATTCCTAGCCAATTAGTTAAGTTAACATCATAGTCATTTTCAGTTTCGCAGCCAGGACACTTAGTACCAATTTCCATTTTATCGCCATAGGTAGCAACACGTATGGCAATCAGTGCAAAGTCGACGTCGATGCTAGGCATCATCCAAGGATCTTTGATTGCTGGAATACAGCTCTTGATAACCTCTACACTGCTTTGTCCAGACAATAACGCATCAGGAGTTTTAAACATCAGCTCGTCTTTGGCAGTCATCGCATATACAGGATATTCTTCGTTGCTGCTGACATCTAGCGTACCCGGAGGATAAAACTTACCCTGACTAGGTAATTTTACATAGATCTTAGGCTGACGGAACCAATTTGCTAAAGGGTTCTTTGCTACTGGTTGCTGCTGATTGTTAATTTCACTCATTTTGTCTCCGATAAATACTATTGACGTAGAGTATTTATATACGCATTTTACCCTGGAAAAATAATCAAATGGCGCAAACAGTATTAATAGACATTCCTGGAATTGGTCAAGTAGAGGCCAAGAATGCCGCTTCTGAAGCAACGCTTCAAGAAATATTGAAAATAATGCGCAAGTTTGACAAGTCTACTGACGGTGGTAAAAAGACTGTTGACGATGGCAAAGACATATCTTTAAGAGGTGGTAACGGAGAGGACGGCGGTAGTAAAGCTGCCAAAGCCGGAGCATTACTAGGAAGAATGGCAATGGCCGCTGGGTATGCCCTAGCTAAAGTTGACACCGCAGCTAGAATAGTTGCTGGCGGATTTGTTGGACTAGCGGAAGGATCGACAGATCTTATTAGAGAGTTTGCTAATGTTGGCAACGACCTGAATAAAGCAGCAAGTATATTTGCCAAAGTTCCTATTTTAGGAACAATGTTTTCAGCAGTGGCAGCGGCTGCTACGGGAGCAGTTGATGCCTATCAGAAAGCTACTTCTTCAGGAGCATCATTTAGCGGAAGCATAAATCAATTCTCAGCAGCAGCCAGCCAGGCTGGTATGACTATGGCAGAGTTTGGCGGACTTATTGCTAAGAATGGTAACGGTATGTTGGCCTTTGGTGGAACTACTGAAAGTGGTGCCAAACGATTTGCACAGGTTTCAAGACAACTGCAGGCAACTAGCTCAGATTTATTTGCACTAGGATACTCAACTACAGAAATCAATGAAGGTCTTGCCAAGTACGGTGACCTACTAAGAACTCAAGGACGTTCAACTAACAAGAGCAATGCTGAAATGGTTGCAGGTGCTAAGAGCTATCTCAAAGAGATGGATGCCTTGGCAAAGATCACAGGTGAAGAACGTTCAGCTAAGGAAGCAGAAGCCAAGCGACTAGCACAAGATGCACAGTTCCAAGCAGCTACGGCTAATATGGATGAAGCTGCGGCAAACTCATTTAGAAAAACAGTATTAGGACTTCCAGCACCGTTGCAGGGATTTGTTAAAGACTTCTTAGCAACAGGAACATTAACATCAGAAGAAACTCAGAGAGTTGGCGCAATTATGGGCGGAGACGTTATGAACGAGCTCCAACGTATGCGAGATAAAATGAAATCTGGTACAGCGTTAACAGATGCTGAACAAGATAGATTTAGACAGATTCTAGCAGCAGCTGGTAAGACAGCACAGAAGACCTACGGTGATACATTTGCTGCTACTCGAGAGTTTGACGGTGCAATGCAGGCATCAACCGCGGCAGCTTCTTTGAATGTCAATGCTAACAAAGAAGCAACTAAAGCTCAAGCAGAAGCCAAAGAAAAAACAGATAAAATGAATGAAGCCATCGAACGCAACAAGCAGTCGCTGGCAGCATTTAGTAACGCTTTCCAAATGGCTCTGGCTAACAGCGGTATGTTAGATTTGTTAATGAAAGCATTTGAATTTGCAGCAAATTTTGTAATGACTTATGTTGTTCCTTTGTTTAATGTACTCAGCACATCTGTACAGATTATTGTTGGATCGTTAATAGACAGTTTTGGTCCTGCAATCGCAAGCGTTGGAGGATTCTTCAATGATATATTGATTCCAGCAATCAAAGGATTTACAGAATTCCTTGCAGTAGATGTTATACCGGCAGTTGCGCAGACTTTTGATGATTTAAAACCAACAATACAGGCTCTAGGCGATTTTATAATGAATTGGGTAGTACCAGCATTTAAAGTTGTAGCTGGATTTATAATGGATAACCTAACTCCTATTATAAAGGTATTAGCTGTTGGATTAGCAGCCTACGGAACTTATGTAGTTGCATCTACATTAATTGGATGGGCTAACGTAGCTATGGAAGCTGCCAAAGCCGCAGCATCTATTCCGGTGATTGCAAGTTTGATAGCGTTAGGTGCGGCAGCACTAGCACCTCTTGCACCATTCTTATTAGTAGCGGCAGCAGTGGCAGCAGTGATATTGGTATTTAAAAAGTTAGGTGGTGACACACAAGTTATTTCTGATACATTTAAATTGATGGGATTGAAATTCAAAGACTGGTTCTTGACATTTAAAGAAGCTCTGTTTAGTTTAATTAATAAGATTCCAGGATTCCG